TCGTGATACGCAGGCATCAGCGGAACGAAGACGATTTAGCGTCGTGGTAAGGGTCACTTTGTTGATTTGTTCTTCCATTTGGCTCACGATAAATACCTCCTGATGATGACCGCTTGTGCAGCCCAGGAGGCATCGAAGGCAGCCCAGGCGGCAGCCCAGGCGGCATCGGAGGCATCCTTGGCGGCAACCCTGGCGGCAGCCCAGGCGGCAGCCCAGGCGGCAGCCTTGGCGGCAGCCCAGGCGGCAGCCTCGGAGGCATCGGAGGCAGCCATGGCGGCAGCCCAGGCGGCATCGGAGGCATCCTTGGCGGCAACCCTGGCGGCAGCCATGGCGGCAGCCCTGGCGGCAGCCGTAATCTCTCCAGTTGCAAATTTCCGCGCGGCTTCGATAGCTGCGCGCGGGCGAGAATCATTCGGGTATTGGGACTCGAACACTGGCAACACCGCCTCGGCAAAATCGGCCGCCATCAATCGCGCCACTTGATCGCAGTTCTCCGCCGTGGCGCACAAAGCCCATAGACAATCTTCGGTCCCGTTGTGCTCCAAGATAGTCAACAGGTTTATCGGCGCGTCGTGGTCAAATGACGGGCCGAGCGCACGCAACAGGTGCGCGTATCGTGATACGCAGGCATCAGCGGAACGAAGACGATTTAGCGTCGTGGTAAGGGTCACTTTGTTGATTTGTTCTTCCATTTGGCTCACGATAAATACCTCCTGATGATGACCGCTTGTGCAGCCCAGGCGGCATCTCTGGCGGCAGCTCTGGCGGCATCCCTGGCGGCAGCCCCGGAGCCATCCCTGGCGGTAGCCCAGGAGGCATCCTTGGCGGCAACCCTGGCGGCATCCCTGGCGGCAGCCGTAATCTCTCCAGTTGCAAATTTCCGCGCGGCTTCGATAACTGCGCGCGGGCGAGAATCTTTGTTGATTTGTTCTTCCATGGTTCGATTATCCGCCTATTTTCCTGGATTGTGCCTGCAACTATGCGGGGAAGAGATATCCGCAAATGTGGGGAGTCGACATCCCCCCATGCGGGTATCAGGCGGCGGTCGGGAGCCGGCGTCAAAGGCTATTTCGGCGGCCCCGGCAAGCCGTCCGGCGGGTGGCTCTTATCGAAGTTCGCAAGCATGATCTGGGCGAATCGGTAGAAGAAAAGATAGAACCGGCTTCCCAGGGGCAGCGGGTCCGGTAGCGCGCGGGCGGCTGCCGAAAGGACCAGCGCCGCAGCGCCGCCGCTCACCACGCGCCAAACCGTCGCCATAACGTCGGTGCGCATAATCCTATTCCCTCTCCGGGCGCCCGCGGCTCACCGTCCACGTATCGCCCTCAGTGCATGGCAGCTTTTGCAGGCTACCACGCAGCCCTTCGATAGACAGCGCCAATTCTCGCTTGGCTGCTACGGACTCCTCAATGATGCGCCGGAGTTCGATGTTGGACGCCGACGCCGCCGAAAGCGCCGCTGTCACGGTCTTGGCGGATTCGATGAGCAAGTCATCCTTGCGGCCGATGTCCGCGTCTTTTTTCCCTACCTGTTTCCAGAGCACGAATACGGCCAGAATGAGTGCTCCCGATAGCGTGAGGTGTTCGGCAGCGGACATCCAATCGCTGCTTGGTAAAGCCCCCGGCCCCTGATCCTGCCAAAGCAGATGAGCACTCAATTGTGCGACATTCAGCACCGCTAGAATAACGACGGAGCGAACTGCGAAAAGTGCATTCATGGCGTGCCGCATTTCCTCGGCGGCACAATCACGACAACTGAAATCCCGTTCAGCCGGTCCAACAGCTCGTGTAGGTCCTGGACCGCGTTTTTGAACGCGCCCTCTAACTCCGGGATGGTCTTCTCGTTGATCCCATCCACCGCTCCCTTAGCTCCAGTCAGGTCCATGGCCTCTCGCCCTCCGCGCGTACCCTTCCACGCGCTCCTGGTAGTCATCCGCGCAATCCAGCAGCGCACGCATCGCCGCCCGAACCGTCCTGGGACAGTCCAGGATTCCATTTGTCACCAGCTTGAGATTCTCGGGCGTGATGTAGCGCCCCGAATCCCGCAGCGCCCGTAGAGTGTCGTTACTCAGTGCCACGTACTGGCCCAGGACCTCCGCTGGTGTACCCGGCGCTGCCTCCGGCAACGTCTCGTAGACCCTGTCCGCCGCGCTATTGTTTTCCATACGTCCCTCAAAACGTCTTCCGAAATAGAAAACCATACGTCGGCTTCACCTGGCTTGCAGTGATCGCTATAATTCGCATTTGCGCCAGCACCGGAAGACTGAATTTCCCTTTGGACAACCAGCTTCCGATGTCGAATGACATCGCCGTGCCACCGGCAAACGATGCCAGACTCGTGCTGCCATTGGTCGTTATTCCCACGCCTCCCAGTCCCATAAATTCCCACAGCTTGCTTGCCGCCACATGGTACTCGATGGCCGTCCGCAACGTCGCATAGTTCACCCCCGGCTGCGCAATTGGAGTGTCTATGTCGGTGACGCTGAAGGCATTACTGCTTCCGATTCGCACGCCAAAGCCGGTGGTGCTGGCCATGGTCTGTGCAAAGTAATCGAGGGAGATCCCCGTCTCGGCAAAGTAGGAATAGGCCACAGGCGCTGGGACTTGGCCCCATGCCAGCGAAGCGAACAGAAGCGCGAGTCCAAATCGTGTTCCCATGGTTCAGTTTGGGAGTGGCTAAGATCGACCCTTCGCCGCCGCCATGGGAGCCGTATCCGCCGGCACCTTGGCGGCCAGGGCTGCGGCGCTAAGATCGTCCAGCGTGGCGTTGAATGCCGAGGCATCCGTAGAAAGTTTGGCCTGGGCCGGCGCCAGCGGAGCCGAGGCGGTTGAAATGGCCGTTTGGATGTTGGCAATGTTTGCCACGTCCGCATTGTAGGTTGCTTCGGCGGCTGAGGCCGCCTGTAGTGCGACATCGAGTTGAGTGTTCATGGCTTTATTCTACACCTTAAAGAATCGAAGTCTACCAATTTGGACGGTGAAATTCTCCGGCGTGGCCCAGGAAGGCGCCGGGATGCTGATATCGTAGTATGCCGTCGCCCCGCCGGTCGGGTCCGCTCCCGGCTGCATGCAGATCGCTACCGCCAGCGCATAGGCGTTGTCGCCCGCCTTCTGGTACAGGTCACGCTGCGGGTTGCTGGAATCCCAGCACGAGAATTGATGCGCCTGAAGACACACCCGCTCCGGGTCCGCGGGCCAACTCCGGCCGGCCGCCGCGCGGTTGGCGATGACGTGGTAGACCGCCGCCATTCCCGGCTCGCCTTCACCGCGGGCCTCGCGCCAAATCGTGAGTTCAACGATGTCCATGTTTATCTCCGCCCAGCCTACCTCACTACTCCCAGACCTATCACTGCTCCACGACCAAACACCGGCACCGGCCTTGACGACGATGACACGACCGCCGGAAAATCCCACATTGAGTAGCCAAATGCTTGGCCAAAATACTTAGGGGCTGCTCCACTTACCGGAGGAGCACCGCTGATGTAGAAACTATCCCAAGCATTGACATAGGTCCCATCCGACACACACAGGGAACTCACGCATGTCCCGGGCTTGGCCCATACCGCATTGTAGAGAGTCTGGGCGAATGCTAAGAGAGCAGAGTTGTGGTTGTATTCATAGGCCATCGTGATCCCACCGATTGTTTCCAGATTCACCTCGCGCTCGGTGCTTGCTGCATAGTCCATTGTGCAGGGAGTATTACCTGCTGGATTTATTGGTGGCTGACAGTTCACGTAGCCGGCAGCATACCAGATTGCCTTCAAGTCGGGACTGTATCCTGTTGTCCGAATCCAGTTGGCAGCGTCCACGCCGTAGCTGCTGGCAAGCGCTGCTGCTGTCGGATAGGCAGTCTCGATTGACTTCGCGGCCAGCCCAAACGCTTTGGTGAGCAGCCCTTCCATGTAGGGAAGCGCGCCATATCCAATCTGGACTCCACCCAGCCCAAGCACCCAACCGTATGTTCCTGTAGTCCCGGCGTAAGGGCGATCAAGCGTCAGGCTTGTGGTGCTAACCCATGTTGGTGTATAGGCAGTGTTGTCACCATTATTGTCTGGCATACACGAATATGGATTAGTGCAGGGAGTCGCGTTGTGCGTGGCATCAAAGAACCATATCTGATTGTAGGGAGGCGTCGTGGGGTTGAAGTTGCTGCTCGCCCAATCCCCGGCAGTCCCCACCCCCGTCACTGCGGTCGAACCATGCGTCAACGTAACATAGCTTGTGAGATCCGTTGTCCCATAGAAATCTCGCCAACTTCCGTCCGAGAATCGGGCCGTTGTGTAGTATCCAGTGATTACACGGTTGACCACTGACTGGCACGTTGTTTTGTAGGCATTGGGATCGAATAATGCACACTCTGCGAGTTCCGCCAATGAGTAGGCCGATTCTCTCACATCGTACACCCCCGGGAGCCAAGTGCTTGGGTATCCAGTGTCAATCCACTCTGGGCTATTAGCGAACAGCTTTTCCAGCCCAGTCCACATGTCTTGCGGGGGGCTGTCCAGTGCCCGCAACACCAAGCCCATAAGACTGTGCGTACGTGGATCTTTCTCAGCGTACCCACCTTGGGTGTAGGTGTTTCCTCTATCCATATCTGGACCTTCCCAGAATCGATCCGCCAGCAGCCGGGCAGCCGTCTGCCATTTGGTCAGTCCCGTTCGATAGTATTCCCCGTAAAAAGCGACCACGTTATCGTAATAATTCGCGGGCGAGCTGCTGTACTCCCAGGTTCCAGCAGCCGAATTGTCCGCATATCCACACCCTCCTGAATGACAATCGGATACGTCCGTGCCCCACGGCTGCTGCATGGTCATGTGAGTGTTATCCGTGCAGCTTGCTATTGGCATCAGGCGATGCCCAGTTAGGGAGCCAAACGGATAACAGACGATAATACCTGCGCCAGACTGCACAACCGTAGGACTGCCGGGACCTTGACAGAAAGTTGTCGTAAACGTGGTGCCGACTCCCACAACTGCCGTAGAACCAGCCGTAACGGTGATTGTCCCTGCGTCCGCAACGTCCCACCAGGGAAAGTAGTACGGAGTTGTGGAGTTGGGCAACGTGGTCAAATCCTGGTACTGAATACTGGCATCCGCCGCATAGGAGGTATCAGCATAAGGCCAGGGATTCATGCCGTCCATGACCAGCCCGCCCACCAGTGTATCGAAAGCGGAATTGCCGGTGGTCACTATACCACTGGCGTCCGCGACCACTGAGCCGTCCTCAACCGTGCTCGTGGTGGTCTGGCTCGAACCGTCAGTACAAGCCAGCGAGAACACATAATCTGCGAAGGCCGTTGCTGGCCCTACAGTGGGAGTAGCTGTCGTGGCTCCAGTGATCGCCAGAGTGGGGCCTGAAGTCTGCGTCCACGCATAGGTAAGCGTGCTTCCCCCATCATTAGCGCTTCCTGTGCCATGCAACGTCCCTGATGTTCCCACACGAATTGTCTGGGTAGTCCCCGCGCTGCACGACGGCATATACGTCGGGGTGGCAACGTATCCTACTGACGCAGATCCAGCGACCATCGTGAGACCATGCCCGCTCGAATCGTTCAGATTCCCCTCGAATTCCCAGTCCGCCAAGTCTCCCGTTGCAGTTTGGTTTATGGGAGTACCCATAGTGACGGCGCTGCCGTACCACCGGAACCAAGCCGTATCCTCTCCAGTCACTGCGTTCAGTGTGTAGCCGGCCCAACTTGACCCAGACCATGAGGTGATCGTAGAACTGACCGCTGACAGATACGCCCCTGTTTGAGTGTTCCACACCTCAAAGGTATACCGCGAGTTCACCACGTCTCGCTGAATGCGAACCAGCAAATCCGAGATCCCCGCACAGCACCCATAGATGACAGCGCGCAAATCACTGTCTGCCATGAATGCCGCAGTGCCAGAGTATTCATTATTGTTGGTGTCTTGGTACATCGAAGATGCGCCGTAGCTAATCCCAAATTGGGGTAGGTTGCTAACCATCCCGTGGAATCGCATCTCCCATCGCATCGGCTGAGTGTTCACCCCAATGGTGGTCCAAGGGGCTGTGTTGGGAAGGGTAACGCTTGGTGGCGTACCAGTTCCACCGACCACAAGTGACTGCCCGCCGAAAGCTGCGTGGATCGCGAGAAACACAAGAGGATAAAAAGCTTTTTGTCGCATGAATTCAACGGATAAAATTGTCACATCGCCCCCGGAATCAAAGTCATCTGCACCGGCCCAATGTCATGTGGGCTGATGATTGGCGTCAAACTCGCTGGCACAGTCGGCGCCCCGCCAGTGCTGGTGATTGCCACCACGGTAGGCGTTGCAATGCGGTAGTTCGAACCTCCATTTGTGACCTGAACGCTCGGCACCCCTCCCGTGAATGAGCAGGTAGCCGCCGCGCCAGTGCCAAGGTCCGCGGCGTCGGCATTTGTGAAGGTCGCGGCGCATGTCCCCGTGGCGCACGTTACCGCGACCACGCAGGGGTGACCTGAGCAGGTGGTAGAGCCGGGTGTATACGTGATCGTCGCCCACGCCGTAGCGCAGAGCAGGAGAAGGGGGAGAAGGGTTCGGTTCATGCTATTTCGCTCCAATGTTCGGAGGATTCGCCGTGCTCACGCCAGGGATGTACACGCCTGTTCCGATGGCGGGGGAGCCAGGCTGGAGGGTGAAGTTGCCAGCGCCTGCGTTGGTGAATAAGGGATCGCCACCGCTACTTGAGTGTGCGTCTCCAGTGATAGCCCCCTGCCAATTCACGAAACTATAGGCAGTCCCATCGCCATAAAACGCACTGGCTGCACCGCCGCTGCAATAGAAATTGTAGTCGAATGTGGTGCCCGACACGGAATATGCACTTGTGACATACTTCCCACTTGAGGGGCATGCGAGGTTATTTTTGAAGATGAACCCGGTGGCCGGGCTGAAAGTGTTTAACTCGCCTGCATTGTAGCTCTGTGTGTTGTTGTTGTAGCATGTATTGTTGTAGATTAGGTCTGCGGCTTCCGATCCGACATCAATGCAACCATTCGTGTTTCCGTATCCCACGTTGTAGGCTACGAGAGTCGGCTCCGTTCCCCCACCTGGAGTGTCTAGCATAATGCCAGCCGCCTTGGTTGACGCGGTGCCTGAGTTGAACACGACATTGTAGCTAATAATATTGCCTGTTCCAGTATCAAAGACATGGATACACGCCCCATCGTCTGCCGTCTGATTGGAATAAGAGCAACTGTTCTGCGTTATCAGGTTGCCAACCGGCCCTCGATCCCCCCCCGGCCCTATTTCAATCCCGTCGTCACTCGTGTAACTCACGGTATTGCCTGATACTAGGTTGTTGTCTGTCGTGGCTGGTCCATACCCGCTTAGATAGATTCCAATAGGGCTGTAAGCCACTCGATTTCCTGCAACTAAACAGTTCGACGCCCCATTTAGCATCAGCGCTGACTCCCACACTGCCGTACCAGCGTAGGACAGAGTATTATTTATAACTCTAAGCCAGTTCGAATTTCCGCTCGCATATAAGTTGGCTGCGTTCGCCTGAGTAAGCGTAAGGTCTTGTACGGTCAAATAACTGCGACCGCTAATCTGTACTGCATAGCTTCTTTGACTAGCCTCAACCGTGTGGCCCGACGGGTTATCAAAAACGTAAATGCGCTCATTTCCTGAATCCCACCAGTACATACCAGAAGCAAGAGATACCTTTGAGGCCGCTAAAGTAAGGCGCAAGCCATCCCGAAATACCTGAGTTGGTTGCACCGAAGTAGAGGCGTAGTATAAATCGAAACCATTGCGAGCGCCATCAAGACCGTGTGTCGCCAGAGATAAAATCTCTGCATCCGTCAAGGCTCTGTCGAATACCACTACCTCGTCAGCATGGCCGTTGAGATAACTGGTAGAATACGTGCCGATGGAAAAGGCTCCGGTATCCGTCTTCATGCTTGCGCTTGTAGCAGTGGTGGTCTGTTTGACACCGTTGATAAACAGCGCTACCTCATCAGCCCCGTTCCAACGTCCAATAACGTGAGTCCAGACGCCATCCGTGTTGATTGCGTTAGCCTGCGCCGTCTGGCCAGTTCCTCCAGAGTCAAAAAGGATGAACTGCCAATAATTGTTGCTATCCTTTCGAACCTGCCATGCTGCTGCTTTGGTAATGGCATTCATTCGCACGCCAGCACTAGAGGTAGTCTGTATCCAGCCCCCCACTGTAATTGCTGATTGGTAGGTGTTTTTCCCTGGAAACGCTGCCGATAGATTTGCATTCGTTCTAGACCCTTGCTCACTACTAGCAGATACAAACGCGGCAGAGTAAGTTCCTTGTACTGGACTCGGAGAGCTTGTGACGAACGTTGGGGGAGTTGCGGAAGCGGTTAAGGTATTGGCGTTCGCTGTTCCATCATTCCAGTTGTTTTCCAAATAATAGTATGCCTGTAGATTCGCGTCTGAAGTGAAACTAGTTCCAGCCTGCGCCTCTGTGGTCCAGCTAAAGATATCGGCGCCAGTAAGAATCGGCGTCGCCCCACTCCCATACGCTCCAAACGTGATCGGGCTTCCTGCTGTTCCGCTCTGCCCTGGGGTCAACTGCTCTCGCCACACCCCGCCGCGGGCGAACCCGACCGACTGGCCCGGCGTAAGCGTGGTGCCGTTAACTTTGGCGATGGTCTGCCAGGCGGTCGCAGGCGTGAGGCCATTAGCCGAGTCACTGCCGGAAGGATCTACGTAATAGGTACAACACTGCTTGCCACCGCTGACAATTGGCCCGAGGATCTGCGCGGCAAGCGCACCGGACAGAAGTAGCGCGGGAATGATGGATAGTTTGCGCATGGTTCTAACTCCCCGTCCAAGTGCCATTGCCAACGTAGGCGTAGTAGTGCGTGGTGTCGATTGCGACCACGCACGCCGCATCCCCAAGTGCCCCACCGCTCACCAAGTTGCCTGCCGCGCTTCCCACGGCCCCCGCTACGTCAATGTAGGTGGAAGCGGGTGCCGTAAGCGTGATTGCTCCGGTTCGCGTGACAGCGTTGCGAAAGCACAATTGCAGCCCGACGTTGGCGCTGGTAATCACGGGCAAAGTGTACGTCAACGCCCCGCTCGCGTTGTTGATGTAGAACCCCGTAGCGACTGCCGAAACCGGGCCGGAAGTGGAGATTAGCACAGGAACCAGAACACCACTTGGCCCTGTCGAGGTCGGTAAACTCCCAGGTAACGTAGTCGGTATCGCTACGCTATCCCCCGCATTCGTTGGGGAGATCGTGTTGCCGGTGCGGGTCCAGGGTCCGGTGCCCGCTACCGCCATGAATCCGTTCTGGCATGTGTAGATCACGCCCGAGGGAACGTAGTTCAGGATGGCGTTCGACTGGCAAGCGTGGCCGTTCGGATTCGTCGCCGTGGTAGGCAGTGGTGTGGCTGGATTCTGGGCGAGCGCGCAAAGGGCGATCAACAGCGAGAGAAAGATCAAGCGTTTCATGGTTCACCTCTGGGCGATCACGCGGGGCATCGTGGCGCCCGCAGTACTAAGCACGGCTCGGAAGAACGCCGCACGGCCGATGTCGGTGTAGCTGGCATTCCCGTTCGTGTCGGGACTCAACGCTTGCAAAACTTGGTAGCTCGTGTCGATATCCTCATTGGCACCCTCGATCTCCACTACCGAGCCGGCGGGCAGCGCCGAGGCGTAGAACGTGATGCCGTTGTCGGTCGGCGAGCCTCCCATAGCGCGCGCGAAGGCCAGCGATTTCATGCCGCCTGCGGGCGTCTCCGTCCCGTCGAACAGCGTCATGGAATTGCCGGGGTACAGGGCGGTCAGCACACCGCCTGGTTGCAGACTTCCGTAGAGGTTCATGGTTGCTCCTTGAAGGTCACGGTGAACGTGGCCTCGGCGTGTATGGTCTGGCCGGTCGTGTTCAGGTAGCTCGCGGCCTTCACGATCATACGATTGTCGGCTGGCAGCACCCAATCCACCGCCACGTCGAACGGCGCCCGCGTGTTTGGCTTCGCTGCGGTTACGGAGTCCTGAAGGTAGAGGGGAGTGTTGTCCGCGCAGTAGTCACAGCGCGTAGAACCATCGGGAGTGCTGTCGTGGAAGGCCAGGAGCACGCCAGCCGCGGTTCCTGGGGGTGGTGGCGCGGGGACGGTTGAGGGGGTGGCCCACGCCACCAAATCGCCGCGCAGCCTGGTTATGCGGACGCGGAGGCCCGGCGGCGGCGAAAACGTGAGAACTGCTTCCTGAGAATCCTGATACCCAAACGTCTGCGGGCGCGTGTCCAAGGTGCCGTAGAGGTTGTAGGCAAAGTTTCCGCTGGCCGTGAATGGCCCCATGAGCAGCGCAGCAAAGAGCAGCGGGATCATTTCTTCTCCTTCGGAAGAGGTGCTACTGGTGGCGCGGCGGGTGGCGGAGTTCCGCATCCAACCCGATCCCCGAAGGCGATCAACTGCTGGTCGCGCTTCTTGCAAACGGTATCGCCCCAGAGCTTGATGAAACTCTGGGTGGACGCCGCGTCTTCTTTCTGGCGGTTTACAAGATCGGTGTACTGCTGAAAGCGCGTAGCTTCGTCACGTACAAATTGTACCTCGGCAGGTACTTTCTCTGTAATGTGACAGGCTGGCATGACAGCCAGAGTAAGAGCAAACAGAATTATCCTTGTGTTTTTCATTGCAACCTTTCCAATACAAAAAAAAGCTGATATGTCAACCCTGTGTACGTAGTGAAGAAACTTATCTGCTGGCTGCCATCAGTATGGATTGGAAGCTCACTTTGGCATGGGCTGCCAGTCACAGTTATGTCGCAAAGTTCATAGTTTAATGAGTAGGCATCATGCCAACCAATATTCAACGTGACAGCACCAGATCCCCCCGTTCCAAGCATATTGACGGCCAGTCGGTACTGACCAGCTGGGCACATCGAACCACCACACGTGATACTTGTTGTGCTGATGCTTCCAGTCTGCCCGGTAAGAGCCTCCGTGAAGTAGATCGGCGGAATGCCCATGCCTGCGGTCGCCACGTTGTTGTACAATCCGACTAAATTCCCCAATTGAAGCAGTGTAGAAGTCGAGGTTGTTGCCGATACGCCGGAAAAGACTATAGGCCCCATTATGTCGCTCAGGTACGCCGTGGATGTTGTGTATATAGTTGAACCCTGGATGTTACCTTGATATCCGACATATGCGACTTTGCTGCCGCTACTATTGAAAAACGATTCCAGGTCCGAGGTGCTGCCAGATCCACCTTGAACCCCAAGGACGTATGTTGAAGAAGATGTTGCTCCCTGGACCAGCATGGATGGTGTATTGGTGCTTGTTGCTAAGGCCCATACACTCGGCGCGACCAAGGTGATTCCAGATCCTCCCAGCGGAGACATGCCGCTGTTGTTTAGGTACATTCGCAGTACTGAGGACGAATCCCACCATCCGAAATTATAAGTTCCGCTGATACCTTGCATCCAGGAAAACGAGGGGGCGCTTGAACTGTAGTAGAACTGTTGGAGCGCGTCAAATCTTTGGTTAATTTGGAAATCCTTGGTGCCCGTAACCGCCTGCGCGGTATCGGTGGTCATCATGTCGGAGGGCGCGCTGGGAAAAGCATATGAAGTGCAGGCTGTTGTGCGCCCTTTACCGTCCAGCGTCGGGACAGCGAAACGAGAAGAACTCCCACAGTCTCCTACACTGGAATTCACTGTCGCTAGGGTGAAGTTCGGATTAGAGAAAGTAAGATCCCCGCCGGCCGTGAATCCTCCGAAGGCTCCAGAGTTGTTGTATTGGATCTGCCCATTAGAACCCCCAGGGCTTCCTCCGCCACCACCGGATATGGAAACTGCTGTTACTCCAGTCACAAGACCTTTTGCATTGACCGTGATCTGTGCGACATGGCTTGAATCGCCGAATGTACCCGGCACTCCGGGGCTGGTGTTCACCGTATTGAGCGTAAAATTCGGCTCCGAGAAGGTGAGGTCTCCAGTAGCGGTGAAACCTCCAAATACGCCTCCATTATTCCACTGGAGTTGCCCGTTCGTCCCACCTGGCGTCCCGCCTCCGCCCCCGGTTCCGCAAGGCGTTCCGGTTCCGACCATCTGATTCAAGGTGTTCAGCCCGAGACATTGGACAATTCCTCCCATGCCGGATAAAATCACGGTGCCGGGCAGGATCGTTACATTGGCCGAGGAACCGCAAACAGCCGGCCAACTCGTACCGTCGTACTGCCCAGAGCACGTCATGCTTGAATTGGCAGGCATGAGCGACCACAGTCCAGAATTGAACGGTGCCGGAAGCGTTACTCCGTAGACCGTGCTTCCCTGGCTGAAGGTAAAAGACACCTGCACATAGCCACCAGATGGCGGAGGGCATGTCACTGAGGAAATTGTTGCGGCTCCGGTAAGGGTGGTGCTGGCTTCGAACCAGTAACTCGTGGCAGAGCCGCATGTCAAAGTGGATGTGGAATTCGGGTTGAAGGAATAGACCATTGCGGTGGAAGATCCTCCGCCGCTGGTGCCGCATGTGAACGTGCCATTGTAGTTCAGGTGCCCGCTTCCATCTGGACAATTTGGAATTGTTTTCCAAGCTGCCGCCGTGGTTGATGTCGTAAGCGCAACTTGGTTTGCGGTCGTCGGTGGCGAGATGCCCACTCCCACCCAGGAACTCGCGTCAATCGTTCCTCCTGACCTCGTAAGCGAACCGCTCGGCCCGATTACCAGAGAAGCGTTATTCGTGCCTCCGGTGATCGCTGAGAAGGATGATCCTCCGCCGCCGCCACCCCCGCCACCGGGCGCGCTGAATGGGTATGGACCATAGGTGGTGCTCAACGTCGTGATCTTGTACCAGCCGTTCGTTCCAGCCGTCACCCAGAAACCGAAGTTTCCCCGGGAATCCGTTGTACCGGCACATGAGGCGGTTCCGGCTGGCACCAGAGGAGTAGCCGATTGGCAAATGGTTGCACCTCCAGCGTCCGTGTATGTGGTCAACGGAGCAGAGCAACCGGCATCCGCGCACACCGCCACGGTCGCCCCAGGCAGCGCCAGAATCGGCGGGTTCGCCCCGGCGGGCACGTTGCTTGCCACCGTGAAGGCTGGTATCGGATCGACGCGGACAGCCTGCCCGTAGCAGGCGAGCGCGGCGAGAAAGGGAATCAGCAGTTTCAGTTTCATCGTGAACTCCATAAAGGAGCGAGAATTCTTCGTCCCGCTTCGACTCCGGCGCCGGCAACCGCAGCGCCACCGGCGATCTTACCCGCGGTCTTCAAGCCCGACTGGAGTTGCTTTGCGCGGCGATATTCCGTCAGTGCCTTAGAATACTGTTCGCCCTGCCCATGCTCGGCGGCGGTATTGCTGAGAGAGGTTCCCAGATCATTCGTGAAATCGCCAAGGGCCTTGATCTGCTTTCCGTTCATGCGGGTCATCTCATCGGTTGCCAATTTGCCGCGCCCAGCCGAATACAAGTTGCGCCCTTCTCCAAAGGTCAATGGAGGGTGTGTGATCTCCGCTCCGCCCGCAGTCAAGCGGTCCGGGGCCGTAGTCCTGGCCAAGAAATCCCGGATCGGCTTACCCGGCGCTGGGTTGCCTTCGCGGGCCAACTGGAAAGACCGCAACGCAGCTTCCCCCGGCCTTGCTACGTCGATTGGCTGGTGGCCGATAAGACTCTCGATGTGGGAAAGAGCTTCCCCGGATCTCTTCGCGCTCGGCACAAGTTCCCCGAGCTTGGAAGCCCCGGACGCCACGCCTTCAGGAGCCATGAAGGAAAGGGGAATCTCTGCCGCTTGCGCGGCTCCGCCCGCAAGGTCTTTCATCCCCTCCCATCGCTTGCCAGATTGCGCCACTTCCCCGGCGCCACGAGCGGCCTTCAATGCACCCAACTCAGGGCTGGCCATGAACTCTGAGGTTTCGGGTGAAACGTCGCGCAGTAGAGGCGTGCCACCCATGGCTCGAAAACCACGCCCGATGATGGTCTGATCTCCACCGTACCGCAGATCGTCTGCCGCATTCCCGGCCCACTGGGAAAGCCGCGCGCCCCATCCGGCGGGCTTTGGTTGGGCCGACATCGTTGCCAACGGAGCGGGCTTCGCGGGAGACTGCACAGGGGCATCATTCTGGCCCCAGTCATCAGGAGCCGGAGCGGGACTTCCGCCACCCCGGCCGCCATTTATGCGCGCCACCGGCAGATCGTCTTTTCCCCAATCGTCTTCAGGCTTTGCCATGGCTCACCGCTTCGTCTTTTCGACCCCGTCCCTGATGTAATGTGCGCCGGAGGGAAGTTTGTCGTATTCGTCCTTGGTCGTGATCGTTGGGGGCGCTGCTTTCTCGCCCGCTCTGCCAAAATTCGGCTGGCCTTGCTTGCCCTGCTCGAATTGCCCGCGCAACTGTTCGCGTTTCGACTCCATCAAAGTGCGGGCCGCTCCCAACGCGCCCGCCAACTGTTCAGGCGAGTTCGCCGCATTGATAGCCTTGCTGATCTCCCGTGTTTCCTCCAAGGTGGCCTGACCGCCATGTGTCGTCTTGGCGATTTCCGCTGCGACGGCGGTTTTCACAAGTTGGAAACTGGCCGGTGCAGGTTGTCCGGTTTGTTGCGAGTAGGCATTGGCGAGCCTATTCACCAACGGAATATCTCCATTTTTCAGAGCATCCGCGATTGCCCCGAGTTGGGTGATGTGCGCGTGTGCCGTGTTGATCGCATTCAGCGTCCGCGCATCGGGTCCGCTGGTGAAATCCCTTGCAACCCCGGCAGCGGTGCGAAACGGGATACTGGAGGTCGTACCAGACTGACTTGCAATCGCGTGGCCAGCGAGATCCCAATGCGCGGTCCCATCTTCTCCGGTAACTTGAACCGGGCGGCCCTGCGCCAACGCAAGCATCCGCGCCACGGCTGGGTCAGTGACTTTGGTTTTCACCCATTCTTCGAACGCCTGCTTTTCCGCTGCCTCATCCTTGCTAAGAGGTTCACCCAAAGCGATCTTTTTCAAAATCCCCTGATAAACTGTGTCCCGGTCCGGGGATTTCGGGGCAGGCATCGGGCCTTTGACATGCTGGCCATCAACTACAATCGGCGTCGGCTCTCCAGTTCCCGTATCTCGGTACAGATAACCATCCGCATCTTTGATGATTTTCGGAATGGCCGTTCTTTCAGCCGTTGGCTTCTCGCCAGCCTTGAGAGGTTGTCCATTCGGTCCCAGAAGTGGCGCGGCGGTGCCCTCTGTCTCGTTGGGGGTGACATAGCCCTGGTCCGTGAGAATCGGTTGCCCAAGTTTAGGCTTTGGATGCGCCCGTTCTTCGGCCTCAGAGGTCAGATTCTTGGTCTGCGCCGCCTCCAACTCCTGTTTCGATTTCGCGGCCGCCGCTGCCTGCTCGTCTCCCACGTTCCGCCTTGCATTGTGAACCAGCATGTCGTGATGAAGTTGCGTACCCGGAATTCCCATGGTCAGTGCAGGAACTACGGCATCACCCAAGGCGCTCAGGATTTGGAGCGGGATGCGTAGACCGGCATGTTTGATCTGCCCTACTCCGCTCTGCCCGGTGTCAGCCTTCGTATGCGCCATCTGTCCTGATAACGGAGGTTTTGTAAGTCGCGTCAATTCCTGTTGATCCGGGGTGGATGAGGTCGGAACCGTAGTTCCAGTCTGGAGCGGAACCGTAGTTCCAGTCTGGGGAGCGCGAACAAGGCTCGGTACTTCGGGCGCAGGCGGTGCCAGACGAGGAGTCGGAATCGCTCCGGGCACCGGCGGTTCCGGGTAGCCTACTGGCGGCTGATTCGGTGGCCCGCGCCGCAACCGCTCGAACTCGTCCGGGTTGTAGGGATCGAGAAGTGCCATGCTCTACGACCCTCCACCGGCATTCGCCTTGATTCTGGCAAGTCCGATTTGGGTAACGTCGGACAGCAGCGGATCGGCTAGATCCTTGGCCCAGTCCCACGAGGCAGTTTCCGCGTTCGTGTTCGCGTTCACGTCGCCCGCCACTTGCCCGAGTGCCTGGTTCCCGCCGGCCAAGTTCTCGGAGAAAAGCCCCTCTTCTCCCTTGATCCCTGCCTGCTGTTGGGTCTGTTTGAGCGCGGAATTCTTCAGAACCGTCTGAAGCGCCGCGTTCGATGCCTGCTGGCCGCCGGAACGCGCCGCCGATGCTATCGCCGCATCCCCGCCGCCGATGTTCCGTGTCCGCGCCGCCCGGAGCGCGCCTTGCCCCGTCGCCGCCGCTTGGGTTCCGCCACCAGACTGCATTCCAGCCGTGGTCGCCGCGGCAAGGTCCGTGGGAGACATCCCCGCCGGATGCGCGGCCTCGGTCGCCAGCGTCGGCTCCAAGGTCGAGAACAGCGAAGCGGCATTGCCGGAATACGTGTTTGCAAGATCGCTGGCGGTTGTCGCCGCCCCGGTTGCCTGCTGGTTATTCCGTGCTGCCATTCAGAACCTCCTTTCCCACGACGGCCAGTTTGGTTTCCAGCCGAATGTCTTCACCAATCGCCGCGCGAAGCGTTTTGCCAAGGTCGGCGGGATGAACGCTTCGATACTATCGTACCCCTTTGCTTTCAACACGGCAATCATTTCGTCCTGGAGAAGCCGCATGGCGAAGACTTTTGCATGTGGCCGTTGGAAATCTCCACACCAGAGGTATGCTTGAATCAGCCGCTCCGCTCCCGCTGCCATGATTGGCCGGTCCTCATCGTCCGCTACCACGCGGATGGCTTCGAGCTTCAGCGGGTCCGGGTATGGGAATCCGCTTGCCTCTGCCATCTGGCGGAGGATCGGGATGTCCGAGATTTTCAGCCCGCGAACGTGCATATTACCTCACTGGCGGCGCCCCCGTCGCGGACCTGAAGGGCACCGGCCCAGGCCCGCTCAATCCCTGCCCCGCTGCGCCAGTCCCGCTCCCCTGAGATGGCAGGAACGCCGGTCCCGGACCAGAACCGCCGCCGTTTACCGCCTTCGGAGCCGCGGCGCCACCGTGGTAGACCGGCGCGGATGACGCGCTCTCCGAATATGCGGAGAACACCCGCACATACCGCGCCTGGTTTCCCACGGGGATCGAGACGTTCCGCGAATCGTGCATCGGCACTATTTGGGCGTCGGTGAAATGCGGGTTGTCGGCGTGCTCACAGTAGTACCGGATTCCCCTGAAGATCTGCCCATTATCCGTGATGGCGACATGGAGATACCCGTCTCGCCCGGTGACTTTGACTCCATCCACAGGAGGCGGTGGCTGCGGTGCCCCTTTGGGGTTCGAGTTCGTTTGCTGTTCATGGGTCGTGGCTTGCTGCTGGATGGCCTGAAGCGCCTCGTATAGCCATTGGCCGTGCTCGGGGATGCTGCGGATTCGGTCAAGGTGCGGAATCGTCATGGTGCACCCCTGACAGGCAGCCGGGCAGCCGGCCGCAACGTGGGGACCAGCTTGGTCAGAAGGAACCCGTTATCGGTCTGACCGGGAAGCGGGGAACTGGCGATCTTGATTGCAATGCGCTCCGCTGTGGCCGAACCACCAGCCCATCCAATATCGTTCTGCGGGGTAGCGGACAATGGACGCGATCCGGTGATCGACCAGGGGTTCGTCAGGGAGTTCGCAAATACCGTGATAGTCAGCGTCCCGGTTCCTCGAATCGCCGCTGCGAGATAGGCCAGCATCTTCCGGTGTGAGTCCAGTTTTAACATCCTCTCATTGTCGTGGCCCACGAAAAAGTATGTGGTGTAGTACGGGACAATCTGGCCGTAATCGTCATCCGTCAACTTCGTCGGGTCCAGGGTGTAGGCGTTGCCGAATCCAGCCGCCGCGCCAGGTGCCTGCCCGTTGCCACCGAAGAATACGACCGAGAGGACTCCGGCAGCGCGGTACATCAGCGCGGCTCCGTTTATAGGCAGGTTCCAGCGCGTCCACTTTCGGGTGTTGTCCGTGGCGATCAACCGCCCAGTATACGAGACGTGAATTGGCGGCGATGCGGCGATCTGGGCCGGGCTGTCCAACTGCCGGTAACTCATCGGGTAGACTAGACTAGCTGCGGTTGCGCTTCCCATCGGAAGGCCGAAATATAGCGTCCTGGAAACCGGATCGTTCAGCGCCCAGATGGTCAATGCTGCTGCCGGGTTGATGTTCGCCCAATCCGGCGCGAGTTCCTGATTTATCTTGTAAGGCTGGTCCCCGCCGAAAATCCGCGCACCGCTCGCGCTCGCCCACGCAAACCACTCCTCGCCGCCGCCTGCGCTCGCATCGTCAGCCTGGGAATGCGCCGTGCAGAACGCCGACAGCGCTCCGCAGTTGGCTCCGATCTCGCGCACGGTCCAACCGGACGGTTCCGTCGTTCCGTTGTCGCTGGTCTCGTGCAGGCGCCCCGCCGGGTCTTGGGTCAGGATGTACAGGTTGTCCCGCACAATGGCAAAGTCCATGACCTTGTGAACGTCTTCGGATGGCCCAAACTTGCCGGAAACTCCGTCGAACGCTTCCGGGTTGTCTATGTAGCTGGCGAAAATCATTTGATCGGTGTAAGGAGAATCGGCATAGATTAGGCTGCATTCATCAACCAGAACCGTCCCCGCGGAACCGGCTACAGCAATCGTCAAAAGCATGTCGCTCAGGATCACGCTCGGAGTCTTCGTAGCGAAAGTTGCCTCCAGCCATGAACCACTGGTGCTCATTCCGGTTGAGAATGAAATACTGCTGGAAAAGGTTCCCAGAATGGAACTGACTGTGACGGTTACGGTCAGACCGGCGGTACTTGGTTTGAGCCATGCGCGAAACTTGTAGGCGGTGTTCGGAGTGAGAATTGGAACGCCTTGATAGGCGTCAAGGTAGGCCGACTGAGAGATCGAAGACCCTGTCGACATGCTCAGACCTTCCCCAAAATGGCCGGCGGCCAGAACTGCTGTTCCTGAGAGTGTCCAGCCGGCAGGTGCCGTGGGGCTTGTCGGCAGAGCGCCGCCGTCGAAACTCATGTTCAGGAAGTTCTGAACCGTGTTCCGCTGGCCGTAAGCCAACAGCCGGGAACCGTAGAATCCGAACCCCAAAGCTCCATCGAGAATGACTTGGCTGGCGAGATCGTTTCCTGGAATCGAGACTCCCAGAGAAGAGTAGAGCGTTACGTCAGAGAAATCCAGCAGAACGGCAGTCGTCGTGTTGTCGTCAATCTGCGTGGCGGTCGAAACCTGCTGGCCATTCACTTGTGCTGGAACCGGGATGTAGAAGAAATAATCCCCCTGTGCTCCGGTGAACTGAAGTATGCGCCCAACGATGTTCGATGGTCCGGTAGCCATGTTCGAGATGCTGATATATTGGCCGCCGTTCGCCACGAACTGAACCGGCGGGCTTGGCTTGGTAATCGCCCCCTGGCGCGTCAAAAAGCTCATCCGGCATTGGTGGATTCCGGGGGCTGCTTGGCCGTAAGGGGTTACGGTTCCGGTGGTCGAGGAAGATTTGGCATTCGGGCCGTATTGCTGATAGGTGAACGACGTAGTAGAGGGAACCGAGGCCACGAAGAATGTCCCATTCCACCCGAAAGAGACGTTCCCGGTCGTCCAGGTGCCGTCAGAGTACGTCACTTCCACCTGAAAGGTCGTAGGCGTTGGAGCAGCGACGACCTCGAAGTAGGTAGGCGCACTGCTGTCTGGAATCGGCCAAACGAGTGTAACCGTTGGACCGCTCAGAGAGATCGTGACCGTCGCTATGGGTGTGAAGGCGTAGGTAAATGTTGTTGGCGAAGGAACGGTTAGAACAGAGAAAGTTCCATCCACACCCGCCGATCCAGTGCCGGCTACGGTCACTTGGCAGCCTGGCGTTAGACCGTGTGCGCTGGTGGTGGTGATCTCAGCAATTCCTCCGGCCCAGGTTGGCGGTGCGGTCGCACTGATCGCGCCGCCAACCGCGACCGGCTGAACGCCCGCGAGAATGACTTGACATCCGGGCACAAGCCCATGCGCCGAGGCAGTAGTCACCGTCGCCAATCCTGGCAGATCTTCATTGTCAATGACAATCGAGGAAATGCCGCCGCCCACCGCGGTTGCACCGACTCCTGCAATCTGTGCTTGGTATCCGACCTGAAGTTGATGCGCCTTCGCTGTGGTGGCCGTAACCGTATTGCTAGATCGAACCAAACTCCCCGTAACCGCGCTCCAAGTGATCCCCGCAGTCACCTCACTGTATACCGTTCCAGCCGGGAGGTACGCTCCGAGCACCAGCAAATTCGTGCTGCCCTGATAGGTCGCCAGAACCGTGAACGTGCCGTTGTAGTTCGAGTCATTCGTTCCGGTGTATCCCGCGAGTGTGAGAGAATCGCCTGGACCAATTGCCAGCGGCCACGCGCTACTGGTGAAGGCGAGAATCTGCGAATAGGAACCATCGGGGTTTTGTGCTCCCGGCTGAACCTCGTAGGGTGTCAAGCTTGCCGATCCGCTGCCTACCAGTAGAACGGGAGGAAGCGCCACAGACGCGACTGTGGGCGGGGCGCCGGGGCCGTCCTGAGTCACCCGGTCCCAGTTTGTGCCATCGAATTGGAGCGGCACTTCCTGTCCATGCAAGCCGTCGCTGATGGCGACGTACTGGCGCCCAAAGGCGGTAATCGACTTCATCCAGCAGCCGGGCGTGGAAGGGGTGGAAACCGCAACCAGCGTCCCGAGCGTCGTTTCCACCCAGATCGTACCGTTCGAGTCGAAATACAGGTTCCGCAGCGTCCCTGTCGGGTCAACGAAACTCCCGCCGTTCATAAGCGTCGGTACGAGGTTGTTTGGGCCACCGGCTGCCAGTGGGGTCTCCAGAACCTTGTGGAGTCCTGGCCGGCTCCCTACCTGGCCGGGAGCATACACCACGTCTTGATTGTCCGGCGACACGCCCTCGGGCAACTGCTCCGGGGCCGTCTCGGTGCATAATGACCCGAATGTGTTGAGCGGCACTTCCACGCCGCCCTGGACGTTGAAGGCCAAGTGACCTCCCGCCTACGCCGTGAAAGACGCAAAGAAAGCCCGAAAAGCCAGGACAAAGCCGGTGATTGAGAACGGAGGCGTTCCGTAGGCACCGCCGGGAGTGATTTCCGACCCGCCGGAGGCCCTGATCTGGATTTGCCCGTTGGCCTGTGTCGTCCCCTGCATGTATTCGTAGGTGTTGCCGCTGGAAAGCGCTCCCGCGGGCGACATCTCGTAAATCTCCACACAGTAGGGGAGTTCGTTGCTTTCTACGCCCAACTGGGAGAGATCCAGCAAGTCCCCGTGGGGGTACGCACCACCGCTGGTTCCGTAGTTGCCTGTCAGGGCAATGGTCCCGCTCGCGATGAAACTCTTCTGGGTGCTGTCGATTTGTGAAACCGTTGCTACTGCCGACATAGTTTTCTCCTAATAGTACGATCTTCCATTTCCACGGGCGCTGTGCGGCCGGCGCCGGATGTTCACTCGCTGATCCGCGGCCGCGTCCAGATTGAAGATTCTGCCAAAGGCATCCTTCCCCCTCTGGAGGAACCGATCTGCGACTTCCACTTTACCCTGCGCCTCCGCGAATTCGGCACAGATGAACCACGAGAACCCGTCCGAACACCGCATGATCGGAACCGGCTGCACAAACCATGGTGACTGTCCCACGTCCACAAAATCCGGCAAGTACTTCACATACCGGATTCTGAAGTCCTCCACCATCAAGGCCCCTGGCATCCAGATCGCGTTGTTCCGCCACTCCCAGCAGCGGTTGGCCATCGCTTTCTGCCATGCCGGCAGCCCGTCGAGGATCTTTTCCATCGGCGTCTTGGAAAACTCAGCGTTTTGGTTGCTCCATCGCTCCCAAATCTTCAATGGGTGAGTGCATTCCGAAGGCAGGAACGGAGTGGTATAACTGGTCACACCGTCTGAACATCCTGTCCAGTCGAGCCGGACTTGGGTGGCGGGGTCAAGCGATGCCACTATCGGAAAGCCGGAAATTACCGCTTCATTGAGTAGGTCCGCAAAGCCACGCTCTGCGAGATAATCCTGGGCGTTCCGCCAAGCGTCATTCACTGCTTGCTGTGAGAAATACGAGGAATTCTCCAGAATCCGCCCGCTGATCGGCTGAAGGCTGTCCAGTGCGCCATTTAGGCGAGCCTGCACGGTGTTCTTGACAACCATCAGCGAATCGTAGGGCGCGGTGGGCATAGGCTACACCTTAGGCGGGGGCGGTCCTCCGGGGGTGTACTGGTCGCGCATCTTTCCGTACTCGGACGGCTTCAGGATGGCCCTCGGCTGTGCGCTGTCACGGTTCACAACCAGCATTGCGGCGGCTTCCGCGTCCTGCAAGAAAACAGCCGCGTCGAGGTCTTTTCGTCCCTTGGCGATCTCGTGGCAGGCGTAGCAGGAAAGCGGGTCAAGACACCGCATGATTGGGATGGGCTGCTGAAACCACGGAGTATTCGCCGTAGGCGAGTTGTCCAGGAAATCTGGCAGATAGGCAGCGTATCTGATCTTCAGGTCGGTTGCGCCGCTGGCGCCCGGCATGTAGATCCCGTCGTCGCGCCATTCCCAAACGAAGTTACGGAATTGCTTCGGAATCGGCGGTAGGCCATTGAAAACGCGGTCCATCTCGTATAGCCCACCAGGAGGGGTCTGACCGCTGGCGCGTTCCCAGAGTTTCGCGGGCGTAATCAAGTCTTGGGGCAGAACTGGCGTAGAGAACTGATTCAACCCGTCGAAATATCCGGTCCATGTAAGCGAAACTTCCAGAGCGGGGTCGTTCGTCGCGGCCACTGGCAGAGATGAAATCAGGAGTTCAGGGAACAGGCGCGAATAGTTCCGCTCGGACAGGAACGACAACATCCGGCGCCAGGCCGTGTTCATAATCTGCTGAGTGAACGCCTGCGCGTTATCGAGCAGTTGGCCGCCTACGGGCGTCAAGGTGTTGATGGCGTCGTTCAGCCGCGTTTTCGCCATGAGCATGGCGGCGTACACAATATCGTAAGGTGCTGTCGCTGGCATGTTACTTCGCTCCCGCCGGGTTCTTCGCCTGCGCCGGTCCTACCGGCGTGTAGCGATCCGGCATCTTTCCGCGTTCGGATTGCTTGAACAGTTCCGATGGATAAGCGGTGTCACGATCCAAAATCATCAACGCGGACGCTTGGGCCGCTTGGTCGAAATACGCGGCGTCGAGATCCCCGCGCGCTCTGGCGAATTCAGCGCAGATCGCCCACGAAAGCGGGTCCAAACAGCGCATGATGGGAATGGGTTGCGCGGTCCATGCTGTCGGACCAGTTTGAACGAAATCGGGAAGGAAACCCAGATACCGAACGATGATATCCGTTGGGCCGGTCGCTCCCGGCATGTAAATCGTCTCATCCCGCCACTCCCAAAGTCGATTGATGGGCGCTCGGCTAATTCGTGGAAGCCCCTTGAGAACTTGGTCAATTGGGGTGAACTGCCCGGTCGTTCCAGAGATCCGCTCCTGAAGGGATAATGGAGAAATGAAGTTCTGTGGAAGAACCGGGCAGGCCGGCGGCATGAAATAGTTCGAGCCGTCGAAATACTGAGTCCAGTTCAGCCAGACTTGCGCTACCAAATCGGCGTTTGCACAAGCCGGTATGCTGAAAAGCACCGTCTCCTGGTGGAACCTAGTGCATCCGGCGTTCGCCAGAAACTCCTGAATGCGACGCCAAGCGGCATTCGTTCCTACTTGGGTGAAAGGCTGTGTATCCGTGATAACGTCGCCGCCGATGCTCTGGATGGCGTCGTTCAGGCGGACTCGCGCCACTTGGAGCGCGGTTTCCACCGTGTCATACGGTGCCATCGGAACTGGAGCGACAACGGGCATTCTACCTCACGGGTGGTTTGATGGGTGTTGGCCGTGTGGCCTTTTCCAGCATCTCTTCCTGCTGTTTCTGGAGCTTCTGAAAAAGCTCGAAGTCGAGAATCTGACCACAAGCGCACTTGGCGATCCCCGCCGGGTTGAACTTCCCGCACATCTGGCAGCGCACGGACGCCTCTGTGTGCTGGTGGCGGGTCCAGGCTTCGTCGATGCCTTTGATACGTGCCGCGGTCAAGTGCCGGTCGGTGATCGTGTTTTTCCGCGCCTCTGGCCCCTTGTCGTAGGCGTCCCGAGCCTCTTCAATCAGCCGGTCGTAGTACAGCGAAAGCTGATCTTTCGCCGCGGCAATCTCCGCTGGCGTCGGCTCCTTGCCGGCGGGCACGAATACCCCGAACGGGACCAGGGAGTTCTGCGGGTGCATTCCCCATCCGATCCCGATGAGATCCTGGGCAACCATATGCCCGTCGTCTTCGATGAAGCCGAACTCATCCTCGTTGATGATTTTCGCCTCGCGCCGGATGACTGCCAGCGGCTCGCTGCGGGCATACCCCGCCTTTTCGGTGTCCTTCGCCGGGTCGTAAGCCGGGATGAAGACCGCGAGACACCCGCGCTCCGCCCGGTACTCCCACGGACCCACATTGCAGATCGGAAACGTCTCATCCCGCATTAGCACGCGGATTCGGTCTAGGACCGGCGGTAACACGCGGCCCTGGTTCAGTTTGCGCTGCTCCTGCGTGAGCATCGCTTGGGCTTCTTGGGCTGTAATCGGCATCAAACTCCCCCTGCAAACATCGAACTCGTGACTTCAAGGCCGTTGAGGTTCTGCGGCCGGCCGCATGGAATTGGCAGGTTCATGTCTTGGGCGGTGGCGAAATCCCGTTGTGTCTTCGTGCCTCTTCCAAACCGTCCATACGAGATCGGTGCCCCGCCGAAAGCGGTCATGCAATCCCGAATCTCATCCCGCCCCGCTTTGCGGATGTCGTTCTCTTCCTGCTGGTACTCGGCGGCCACCCGATCCCGGTGATCCTGGAAGGACCACGAATCGCGCCGATTGACGAACCCGATGATGTTGTCCAGGTTGTCGGCGTCCACCCCGGAGTCGAACTCCCAGACCAGTTCGTAGTCGCCGCGAGTCGGGTACGGCCCGAACAGTGGCCAGCCGGATACCGGGTCCACCAATTCATCCCACTTGGCCTTGGAAAGCATTTCCCAGCGCCACCGCTCCAAAATCCACGGGGCCTTGACCGAACGATACTTGGGCACCCAATGGTAGCCCGTCGCACCGTCCGGCCATAGGCCGCCGACAAGATGCCGCCGTGACTCCGTGAGTACGATCCGGTAGAGGTTCTCTCCAAACGGATTCTTCCCAAACCGACCCATCGGCGTGGGCCAGTGTCGTAATGAACTTGCCGGATCGTATTCAAAAGACATGACTTAGCCTAATGCCCGAATAGGTAGCGCGGAATTGTCACGCCACTCAGGTATGCGTTCAATCGTGGTTGCACGCTCGCGAACTGGAGCATTATCACCAGGTACATCAGGTTGCTCGCCGCGATGGTTCCGGCCGGTCCGTAGGCGGGAAAGACCACCTGTCCCTTCACGTCGTAGAGCGAGAGGGCCTTCGACTGCACCTGGAACCAGTGGGCCAGGGCCAGCCAGTCGATGTAGCCGGGCCGGGCGCGTTCGTTCACGATGACCTCGCGGCCACCGATGGTGCGCGGGCGCCGTCTCTTCAGCATGTCGGGCTGTTCGTCGCCGCGGATCGTGGGCACGTCCACACGCTGCACGTTCAGGCTGAGGTTTTCCCAGGCCGTCACCATGTCCACGTTGCAGTGGGGGGTGAGATCGGCTTCCTGCGCTTTTTCCACGCCCATGGAAAGCTCCATGAGGGCGTCGATTGCACGCACCAGGGAAGGCGTCAGCACGCCAGGCGCGTTGAAGTTCGGCACGTTGAACTTGCCGGGGAATGCCGATTTCTGGATGTTCATGTACAGGCCGGTGTTGCCCGCCACATTGTAGGCGCGCAGGCCCAGCAGACCGGCGTTGCTCACACCGGGGCTGCCGCTCACCAACAGCCTGGTCCCGCCAGTCGTTCCCGCCGGAGGTGCCCCCGTCAAGGTGATCGCCACGTTGATGGCGTCCACGCCGAGCACGGTGGCGCTGCCGAGGAAGACCCCGCCCGCGTCCAGCAGGCCGTTGTAGAAGTCGAGCGTCTGTCCGTCCATGAAGGCGTTCGGGTTGTTCACGGTCAGAACGTTTCCGGAAACCGAAACCACGGTGTCCAGCGTGTTGCTGCCGTCCGACTGGAGAAGGGCATCCATGCAGCCGGCGATCATCTCGGTTTGCTGGCTGGTCAAGAGGGTGGCGTAATCCTGAACGGCCTTTTCGTCGGTGTCCGTGGTGTACTCGGCCAAGGCGGTCCACTGGGCCGCGTGAACGAAGGACACGCAGGAAATCGTGCCGGGGATTACTTGGGGACCGGATCCATTCGGGAACGCGCCGCCGTCGAGGTTGGCGACTGCGAAATTGCCCCACTGGAGCGGTTGTAAGGGGATTCTGGTTGGCCGGTTGGAAACCGGCTTGATCTTCGTGTTCAGTTTGATGTGCTTCCAAAGGCGCGAACTGGCAAGGGCCAGCTTTTCAACCTTCGGAACCACATACTCTTTTTGCAGCCCCATTGAGGCTGCGAGATTGCCAACAGGCATGTCTACACCTCTCAGATTTGAAGTGTGTCATGCGATCCTTCGGCCATTGGCCGGGCTGGACGGCGCCCTACCGTTTCGCAGTCACCGTTTGCTACAATCCGTCGCGCGTGCCAGTTTTGAAGGTTCCCGTTCCTTACCGCGCGTCGAACTTTACATCATTTCCATTATACGCCCGTGTCAAGGGCTATCTCACCTGAACGCGGGAGCCATCCGTCAGAATGTAGCGGTCTTCCTGAACCATCTGCTTCGAGGTTCGCCCCCAGTCGATGTTTTGGGGGATGGAAGCCACCGGCTTGAAGCCGTTTGCTGGCGCTGCCGTAGCTCCGGGGCGCGTAGTCGCGGTTTTTGCCACCACCGGAGTCGTTTTCGAGTGCCGCATCGTCGAATTCACGGCGCTTGCCATCGCTTCGGGCACCACCCTGCTGTAGATCGACTTCATGTACCGCAAGTACCCGGCCTTGTCACCAGATTTGATGAATCGCTGCGCCTTCTCGCTCCAGCCTGGAAATAGGCGGTTTGCCGCCGCCTGGGAGCGGGTCATAAACAGTTCGCGGATCTGGGCGCGTTCCTCGGTGTCTGGTTTCCGGCCGGCGAGGGACTTGGTTTCCTCATCGCGGACGATTCCGCGCTGGATTCCGTCGCGTTCAGCCCTCCATTCGCGGGATCGCAGGGCCTCTTCACGCGCCGTCAGGTCATCGGGCTTTGCTTCGACTCGTGGTTTTGCCGTGGCCGGAGCTTTCTTGGACATCTCCGCAAACTCGTTCAGGAAACCATTCAGCGTGTTCAGTAGTTCGAGAGCCTGCGGCTTGTCGGCGGGAATGAAGTCCGCAAGTCTTTGAAGAAGCAACGGGACTCCATTGCTTTGCAGATGCGACCACACCACCCTACCGATATATCCCGTGAACCCATCCGGGTTCGTCTTGGCATACTTGGCGAAGATGGCGGGGGCCAGCGCCGAAAAAGCCTCTGGACTGCTGGTGGCCATGTCTTCGACGAAAGCCGGGTCGCCGTCCATGAACTGTTTGGAAAGCCCTGTCAGTTCCGCAAGCGTTTCAAGTTTCCCTTCGATGCCTTCGACTCCTCCAAGTCCTTCAATCTTGTCGCGGAGTTCGCGTGCTTCGGTCAACCCGCCGGGGAATTCACGGTCGAGTTCCGCCACGCGGTAGACGGCCTTCGTCAAAAGCTTCCCCGCAGCGTCGTTCTTCGTGCGGATCTCACTCAGGAGGCTTCGAACCGTGGGATCGAGTTTCTTCCCGTCCGGCCCCAGGAGCGACGTTACCGGAGCAGTCTGTTCTTCCCCCTCTACCGCCGGTTTCTCTTCGCCAGCCGCGACGGGCTGTTGCTCAAGCGTGGTTTCTTCCGCGCCTTCGAGCGGTTCTACTTCCAAAACGTCTGTGTCAGGCATTTATTCCCCGTTGTCCATTCGCCAGTTTCCAGAGATCCGAGATTTCCCCTACTTCTTGATCTCCTTCCGGTTTGGGCACAACTACAGCTCTGTACGAAAGATACCGCAGGATTCTTCCTGTAGACATATCAATCTGAGGAAAAACCGTCTTCCCATCGACTGTAAACAAGTCTGGTGGTAGTTGATCTGTGTCAGGCATTGTTCTCCTGTGCTGGCGGCCCGGGAGCCTCTTTTGGTAGTTCAGGCTTCCAACTCTCGGTCGCCTTCGGATTTGTGGCAGCAATCGCGGCTGCTTGCGCTTGCTGCTGCGCTTCAACCGCCTGCTGCATGAACTTCTGATGCTCGAGCGCGTGAAGCCGGATATTCTCGATCCCAGCCTGATTCCCAGCAGTCAACTGCTGCTGAACCCACGGCCAGTCGGACAGTTTCTCGCGGCACTCCTCGAATTCCCAATCGTGGTAGTCCAGGGGGTCCACAGGCACGGTAGAAACCATCGCGCCTGGTATCCCGGTCAATGGATCGGGCGGCCCTTGCTGTGGGCTTTGCTGAATCAGCATCTCGATCTCTGCGGACTGCTTGCGCCGAACGCGCGCCTCTGGAATCACAATCTCTGGCACCCCATACGTCCTGAAGATGAAATCCCAGGTGTCTGGAGACGATAGAAGCGCCTGCCCGATCACAGGGTCTTTCATCGCCATTTCCAGGATATTGCTCAGCGTCACCCGCTTCTGCATCGTGGATTCTGGGTAGCCGCTGTCCGTGTCGGGATGGGCCAGGAAGTGCCCTTTGCCAAGAGCGGAGATGTCCAATGTCACAGCACCCTTTGGGCCGGGGATGATGAGCGGCTTTCCTTCCTTATCGTCGCGCGCCGCGGCAAGCGCAGCCTGCCGGTAGACCTTGGACATGAGCCTTTGGACTGCTCCCCAGATCACTCCGAGCTGCCCCATGGCCTGATAGATGGCCTCCTGGTAGCCGCCTTTGGTCTTTTGATCCGGCATCCCGGCTCCCTGGACTGCGGAGGGGATTGCCAGAATGTACTGCAAAAGGGCGGTGGCCAGGTACTCGGTATGCCGGATGAACGTCTCTGGAAGTTCGGGGTTCGGTTCACGGTAGAAGCTGTCGGCCAGCGGGCGGTCGCGCAACACCTCAAGTTCCATGGCCGGCCGGAAGCAGAATGGAGCGGCGGTCTGATCGTTGATGGCGGCAACCTGTGCGCGGCCGGCGCGGAGCCACGTCGAAGGTGATCCGAAGTCCTTCCACTCGGCGTACAGATTCATGTCGTCGTTGAAACGATCCTGAATGACTACCGCCGGGTCCATGATCGCCATGCGCGCCATGCCATCGCCAGCATACGGGAAGTCAACGCTCAATTCATCGTCTATGCAGACGTTACGAGATCCGACGTATTGCTTCCCGACGAAGATGAACACACCGCCATCGGGAAACGCTTCGTTCAACGCATCCCGAAGCGTCCAAGGTTCGGCTTGGTGAACTTCGTCCGTATACGCCGAATCCAATTCCTCATCGGTCAGCATGGATGGGCGAAAGAAGAAGTATTTGCGCTCGGTGTAATGGTCGTAGGTGTCGGTCAGTTGGAAAGCGGCGGAGTTCCCTTGTAACGCACCAAGTCGGGCCAGTCGCTCAAACTGGGTGTCGGCTATTCCTTCCTCGCCGAACTTTCCAATCTTGTCCGCAAAGTCTGGATGCTCTTTTCGGGCAGTGTAGATGTGCGGATCTTCAGTGATGATGCAGTAGGGCCATTCCTCGAAGGTTTTTGCGACGATGGGGACCTTGGTTTCGAGAACGCCGTACACGGAAGTGGTCTGCACCCGCCGCGGTACGCCGTTTTCATCCGTTCCCCATTTCTGCTCATTCGCCATCGTGCGAGTCCACGTCACCGTGCGCCCGTCGAGGCCCATCATGCGGGTAATGGCGGTGAGTAGATCCTTGGTATCGTTCCTCCGGTCATACAGAATCCGATAAGCCTCTGCTGCATCCGACGCCTGAAGATCGACCGGAGAGTTCCCGCTATCCGGCTGGAAGTCGATTCCCGGCTGATTTTCGGTCAACTTGGCGATGATGATTTGCAGCGCGCGCGCGAAGATGTTGTAGTCCGCGATGTACTCGCCGCACTGAATCTCTCCATGGCCGCTGTCGGGAACGAACTGGCCGGGCGCCCCCTGCACGAATACCCCACTCAGAATATCGTAGTAGATGTGCTGTAGACCGCGCTCGTAGAACCGGTTGCGGCGCGCCCGCATGACCTCCATGCGGCGTTGGTAGAGTTCCTGCCTCTGAGCTTCCTGAAGTAGCGCGAGGCCGGCGTTCTGAAGCTCCTCGGGGAGTTCCTTGTTTTCGTCTCCATAGGTGCGGGGCTGTGGTCGCTGCGGGGCGGAAACATCATCCGGGGCTTCGCGCTCGGAGTCCTGGCCTTCGTTCGGAGGGCTGAAAAGCTCATCGGATTGTGTTGCTTCAACCAGCACGAAAATCCCTCAGAATTATGCCTTCTTCCCCATCAGCGCTCAATTCGGTGCATGTTGATGTCCTGATATTCAGCCACGTTTCAGCCTGTTCGTCTCCGCAGTCTAGCGCTGCAATTATCCTCGCGCTGAGTTCCGAACCGGCCCTGACTACAAATCCGTCAGCGGTGTCGTAGAGTACTGACTTGTCCACTCGAAGCAGAAGCCAGAGGCTCAATTCAGCACCGCCTGACTCTGCCCAGCGAGCCGGTCCATCACGCGGTCAACCACTTCCAGGTTCGCCCTGGTGTCCACGTAATCCAGAACCGCATTGACTACGTTGCACAGGTTCTCACAGCAGAGAAGTTCCTGGCCGGCGGTCGAAGTCTCACCGCAGAATGGGCAGTGAATCTCCTTTGAGGTTCCGGCGATCACGCAGCGGATCTGCCGCTCGGCTTCGATGACTTTCTCGCGGGCGTTCACCGTGAAATCCCTATTCCCATGCGCTGCACTTGCATCAAGCATTCAAGAGCATTTGCCCAGGTTCGGTGCCGTGTCACCGGTCCGAATCTCGGGATGCTGAGTATCCAGCACGGAAGCCCGAGGTGGTCCAAAAGCGGAGATTTGTAAATGTGCGGTTTCCTTCTCATTTCCGTGATTCCGCCGCGCGCCGGAGCTTCCCCTTTTTCTCGGGCAACTTCTTGAAGTTCGTCGCGGAGTCCCACTCTTTCACCGCCGATTCGCCACCGAGAGCCTTCTTTCCGCTCTCAGAATGGCCCCACCGCTGCTGCGCTTTCGATAGGAAGGGCATTATCCCCTCTTTCTGTCGTCGCGGGCTTCCTCCGCCCGGTCTTCCGCTCGGTCGGCGGCTCGGTCGGCGGCCAGAATCTCCGCGTCGGTGGCGTCTCGCGGGCCGGTCGGCTTCACAATCTCGCTCAGGACGTTCGCCGCTACCTGGGCATCGCTTTTCATCTGCTCGATGCTCATTGGCTTTCCGTGGTCGAACAGAAAGTCGTCTTCGTTCAGTTCGGCGCCTACGGTAGGAACGTCATGCGAGTGTTTCAGCGAGACAATCGAGCCGTCGTCCAAACGGACCCGGTGCCCGGTCGAGTCCGTGTCGATGATCTGGATGATTTTCGCCATGTTAGTAGATCAAGACGTATGCCTTGGCTCCCGCAAGCGTTTCCGCAGCTTGTGTGGTGAATTGCACGCTGATGATGTCGCCATCCGATACTGTGATGAAGTGCGAGGAGTCGGAACAGCTGGTGTTCGTTCCGACAGTGCACGTAATGGTCGTGGTCGATCCGTTCTTCAGAACCGTGAACACGCCCGAATTTGCTGTGGTCCCGGCTACCGATACCGCGACTCCAAGGAAACGGATGGTCCCAGGCTGCGTAAGTGTTCTGCCGAGAGCCACCGCCGTCTGTGTACAAGCCTGCGCTGCCCATTGCCCGAGTCCGTACAGGCCGAGCGTCTGGCTGGCCGTGGCCGTACCCGTGCAAGCGCCTTCCAATTTCGTGGCCTCAACCGCCGTTGGGAAGAAAACCGGCTCTCCCGTAGCATGACTGTGCGAATAGGTGGACGCCGTGAAGGAGCACGTCCCATAAACCAGTGGCGTGTAGCAGTTCACCGCCGAAATGGTCACGGTATCGGCGTTGGTCCCAGTCCCCACAATGACCGATTGCCCAACCGCGCCGGCCGCCAGCGGATAGAAAACGATTCCGTTCGGTCCCGGTACTTGGCCAATATCCACGGTGAGCGTCTGCGTCGTGGTGGCCGATGACGTGCCGATGTACACGGTCAGGGTCGGCTTGAAACTGCCGTAAGTGTAGGTGGTGCCAGGAATCGTCTGCGCTGCTGAAGAAAGGGCCAGGGCAAGAGCCAGAAGGCCCGCGAAAATCAATCGTTTGGTATTCATCGTAATTCCTTTTGGGCTGATGCCCGGTTACTCGAAGATCGACCCTTCGCCGCCGCCATGGGCGCCGTAGCCACCTTCGCCCTCATGTTCCTCTTCCTGCAAGAACTGGTGCATGTGCTGGTCCAGGGCCTCGATGTTCTCGTGGTCATGCGGTCCCTCGGCCTTACCACCTTCGGCGGCCTGGTGGCTCGTGTGTCCTCCACCTCCGTCTTGGTGGACGTGGAAGTGCTTGCCTTCCGGCTCGTGGTGCGCGGCCAAGTGGACGACGGCGTGACCGATGTGCGGGTGTTCCGTGCGCTCCCCGTCGCTGGTGACGCTGTGAAACGTCCCGTCGCCGTGGTCGAACAGTTTGGAATGTTCTCCGCCATCTCCGTTCGACTTGCCGCCCATCTGTCGCTCGGTTTCCTCACCGATACCGGGTTTCTTTCCGCCGCGGGCCATATCCGCCATGGTGTCTGCTATGCTCATCGCTTCTCCTGGGGCCGCCCTTCGGCAGCCGCTCGAAATTCGCTGAAGGTGCGCGCCACACGCCGGCCTGCTGGAAGTTCAGCCTGGCGCTCGTTGAACTGGTCGCGGAGGCGGTTTATGTCAGAGAGCAACCCGGAAATAACGGCATTCTGTTCCCGCATCTGCCGGTCCAACGCCGTAATAAGAACTCCGTGCCGCCGTTCAAGATCCGAACACAGCCAATTTCGTAGCCAGTTCAGCAATCGCTTCACGCGCGCCGTCTCCTATGGATATACTGAGCACTTTTCTCCTGGGATGTCAAGCGCAACATCGCCATTGCCCTCGAAGTCGGGTCTTCGTACTTCGCATACGTCTCCGCCGCCCGGTTCTCAAACGGAGCCTCAGTCTTGGCCGAAAGGTGCGTCTTCAACCCATACCGCACCATGTCCGCAATGTCATCCGATGCCTGCCCGCTCATCTTTTCGATGTCGGTAGGGTCTTTTTCGGAGCAAATCAGCATCGGGACCGCTGCAATCGTCTCCGGGCACCCCGAGGACACGAAAAACGCCGGCTGGTCCTGCGTTTCCTGCTGAAAATCGACTCCACCGGGCCATTTCCGCAGCCGTCGTGCCGTCGCCCAGCAGTTGAACAGCAACCGCCAGCCTCCAACCCGGTCGATGTCGGCCCGCGACAGCCTTGGCAACCCTCCATTCACGAAAACCGGCTCCATCTGCTCAACCACGGTGTTTGCGCTTCCCCGTTTCGCCCAGGCGTCGTGCCCGATGTAGTGATCTCGAATCTCCCGGCGCTCACTTTCAGGCGTCAAGTGCAAAATCAGCTTCGCAAGGTCCGGTTCCGCAACGTCATTCACCACCAATTCCCGATAAAGGATGATAATTCGCAGCATTCCCGTCATGTTCACGCCAAACAGCGACAAAACCTGCTCTGGCGATAGAATCCCGCTCGTAAACCATCCCGTCGCCGCGTAGTGGCTGAATCCCCAGTCCGTTGTCAGCCACCGCCTCCACCACGGCTGCACAATACGGTCAACTGCTGGCCCGTTTTTCGTTGGAGGAAGAGTGTAGGGAAGCACTGTGGCGCTCTCTTCCCACACCTCGGAGTAGTATTGCCCCGCGAATTTCTCGAAACTACCCATCAACTCACCGATTCGCTGGCTTTGCGGCAATGCGGCCAACTTCTTTCCGAAATCGGTCTTCTCTGTGAACACCTTGAACCGACGTGTCTGCTCAATTGGCACCTCTGGCCCTTCGTTCCACTCCGGCGACTCGTAGAAGTCCTTCTCACTCACGATACCCAGGCCGCGGAACCACTCGTAATTGTCCCACCCGTACCCCTGGATGAACATGAACGCCGCCGGGTCTTCGTTATCATGGAACTGCCGAAGCCACATCACCCGCCGAAGATACGCCGTCCCGATGCCCCCAGGATTGAAAGTCAGGATCTTCTTGCAGACGCCTGGCGACACGCCAGCCTCGCGGTTCGACCCGTCCAACTGCTGAATCTCTTCCTCGCTGAACTCCTCTGCCTGCTCTAAAAAGATGTACCGAGCCTGCGGACCGCGCGCCTTCCGCTTCGCCCGCCCCGTATCGCCCGCGTGAATGAAGAATATCGAACTCCCGTTCGGCAACCGCAATTCCTTGTCCTGCGCCCGCCAGAATGCCTTCAACTCCGGGTGTTCATCACGCAGCAACGGCTGTACATGGTCTTTGTTCAAATCGTCCCACACGCGGCGGATGATCCACACGATACAACCTGGAAACATCATCGCCAGAATCAACGCTATCGCACGAACGCAGAACGACTTGGCACACCCACGGCTACCCCCGAATCCCAATACCGTCGGCGCTTCCGGCCTCTGGTCAAGGCACGCTTTCAACAGCGTCATCTGGTTGGGCTGTAGGGCTATCGGCTTGGTGACTTCCTGAGCCATGCAATTTCCTCTGCGTAGTCCTGAATCGAGGAATGCTCAATGATCCCTGTGGAGCACATTTGTGAGAGAACATTCGTGTCTGGATAGATTAGGCCGTCCCTGATGGAAACTGGTCGGTTGACCGTTTCCTCAAAATCGGCGTGCGTAGGAGAACTGCATGGAAGTAGCCTAAGCTTTTGCTTTGATACGTGCTCCATCATTCCCAGTCCGGCGGGTTCGCCGGCCGCATGAAGTCGTCAAGGTCGCGGTATGGACGCGGGGCGCTGTCGCCGTGAGCAACGTCCCGCGCCGGCGGTGGCAATGGCTTTGAAGGGGTAGAAGCCTTACGCATTCGGAGGAGATTACGCAGCCACCGCATCATGTCCTCATTTTGCGCCTGCGCTCGGAGCGTGTCAAGGGCGGATCGTACCTGTGCCAGTCCTGCCAGACCCACCAGGGAAGCGTCACCAGCGCAACCAAAGCCGCACCGATCACCAGCAGCACACCGTAGAACCACCACCATGGCGCGTACACCGGAGCTCGAGCCGGGTACACCCGCTGCACGTACCCGGTCACAATCGCGAGTAGAGCCATAACACCACCAGCACCACGGCCAGTACCATGCCGGCGAACACGTCCGCTTCCCGCGTGCGCTCGGTGCAGCACAGCCGCCTTTTTATCCAGAATCGTACTCGCGCATACCGAGACCAGAATCTCCTTCGAAGGGAGGCAAAGGTCACGAATGTTGTCATTCGCAATCCTCACTTCCCCAGTCGCCTGCCTGCTCGTCTGCGTTTGGCAGTCTCGCCCCCCGAATAGGCAATTTTAAATACAAGGTTTGAGCTGTCTCGTACCCTTCCACCAAAACATCTGGCGATCTTCCGGGATGAGATGCAAAAGCATCGCTCGAGATGTTTTCCAGCGCCTCAGTCATCTGGGAATGACGCTTGCGCTTGCGCTTGCTCACAGCTTCTCGACTCCCGCTCGCATCATAACGTTGCGGCGGTAACGCGCCAGAGATGATCGACTCACGTGTGCTATCTCCATCATGTCCAGCGCCCGCCACTCCGCCGCAAGCCCGAATACCGGCGCGCTCAACAGGCACCGGATCTCCCTCAGCCGGCCGGCTTTGGGGATCACCAGCAGTTTCGTTATTCCCATACGGCCTCCGTCACCGATTCGCCAGCAACTCCATGATCCGGTTGACCTCCGGGTGTGCTTCGAGAAGGGTGAGCAGTTCCTTGAGCCGAATAACCCTCGCTTCGGCCTGCGACAGATCATACTGAATACTTTCCCGCAATTCCAGCGGGCGATCCAACCCAGTAGTACACTGGGCCTTCTCGGTCATTTCGTAAGGATACGCCATACCGCCATTGTGCTCCCGCCGGCGGCCAGCGTCAAGCGGCTTGACAACCAGGTCGACACGGGCGCATGTTTGTCCTCAGCCGTTGGAGCCTCTCGATCTCTGCCGCAATTAGCGCTCCGGCCAAGGATAATTGCTTGATTCTTTTCAGCGTTGGTTCATTTCTAAAGATCGGCGCCGGAACCCACCTAAAAGGCCACGGATCACTTCCGTCGTTTCTCTTGATGGGGTACGTCGCCGCGTAGCAGGCTGCGGCGTCTGCTAGTTGGCCGTCCTCGCACTTGTCATCATGCTCCGCCGCGCCACGACCTTCTTGTTTGAGTTGCCGCTTCCGCTCGGTGGCAATCCGTTCGATGCCGTTCATGGTTTCTCCAATGTCGCCATCATGCTCCCGGTCGCGCCGTGTCGTCAAGTCTTCCTTGACGACTGAAGCACTCAGGGAGCATAATAACCGTGTGAAGAACCTCTCTGCGATCTTCCTTCCAGACGACATCAAAGATGTCTACCTCCAAGATTGCGGGATCAAGCGAACAACCATGAGAATACCGCGCAATCCGGCTGAGTCACCCGTGACGGCCGATCCTATGCGCGGGCGGGGTGGGGATGGGCCGCTATGCCCAGCGCGACTCCGAAAGCAAGACCGTCCGCAAGACCGGGGGCGCGGTGAATGACGCGACCCGAGAGCGGAGTGCGGTAGCCTGTCAGGGAAACCAGGGCGCGGCGTAAATCTGCCGTTGCAGCGCGCGGAATTAGCTGAATCCAAGGGGGTTAGGGGGATCTGTGCAGTTCGTCGCGCAGCATCCGTCCCACCTCTCGACACCACGATTCGCAATCCACCCGCCGGCCGACCATCCTCAGATTGGCCAGCGCCTGCCGGTCTCGAGATCTGATTGCGTCCCAGCGATCGAGTTTTCTCGAGCTGGTCGTCATCGCGCGCGGCTCACGAGGCGTCATCGTCACCTGACGCCGGCGCCGGCAACGCCCGCACCTCGCCACCTCGGATCATCGCGCGCAAGTCCACTGACCCGCTCGACACGTCGGCGCCCGCCGGCAACACCGCGAGCTGGATCGTCACGCCGGCCTGGGCGTTGGCCACCTGCTGGTCGCCGTATCGCTTGGGAGCCAGCTTGCTCAGATACCACTTGCGCGTGTCAACACTCAGGCGCCGGGCCTGCGCATCCTCTGCTGTAGCCGAGTCCGCGATCACCAGGCACTCATCCGCCATGTTGTCCAGCCCTTTGTCTCTCGCGCGCGCATAACGTGTTGCGAAATGATGGAGATCCGCGAGAATCCACTCTCGCACTGTGCAAGCCGCTGGCATGGTGGCATCGGCACAGATTGAGCGTAGGGACTCGCCCTCTGCGAGCCTCGCGCAAATCATATCAGCCCGAGCGTGGCTGTAAGCGGAGGGCCGGCCGCGTTTTCTTTTCATATCAGCATTTTAGCGCGGAATGAGGGTAGAGCGATACCCCCATTTGGGGGTTGCGGTTCCCCGCAATTGATTCTGTCGAAACCCGCAAAGTGGGTATTGTGCGGGAAGTGGGATAGGCGCAGAATCGTAATAGATCGCATCCAACGATCAGGAGAAAAGCAGATGACTAACACTTCATGCTGGTACATTCCGCCTGAGTATGGCAAGATTGAGCGATTGATCGAAGAAACCGGCATCCTTCCAGTTCGGCGCGGGCGCGAAGAGGTTCTCAGCGGAGTTCCGCAGCGCGAGTACAAGTTTCGCACGGTTCGAGACTGCAACTACCTAATGTTTAGGATGTACGGCTGGTACTATGGGCAGGCTCGCGGCGCGCGGTTCCCAATTCGGCACTACGAATGGAGCGGAGAGATACCGCATCAGCATTTTAGCGCGGAATTGGGGTAATGCGATACCCGCATTTGATTTTTTCGAAACCCGCAAAGTGGGGATTGTGCGGGAAGTGGGAGAGGCGCAGAATCGTAATAGATCGCATCCATCGATCAGGAGAGAAAACATGGAAAACACACTGACAGCCTACACCGAAGCCGATAAAGAAGCCGTCCGAATCCTTCGCGCGGCCTACATGGAAAGCTCCGCCAGCGACACGCTGTACAACGCTCGCCAGTACCTTCAGGACCGGGCGCGGTATGAGCGCAATATGCTCCACTGCGAATGCGGGCAGGCTACCACGCCTGAGCAGTTGGAACGCGCCAACCGCTTCGGGATTAAGGCCGACCCGCGCGGGCACGTCCATAGCTTCCATGGAGTATCTGCATGAGCGAGACGCCCCTTACCGTCACGGAAGTTCGAGCAATGGCGTTTGTGGATATTGAGATACGACTGTTATCTCGGTACGCCGAACTCTTCCCAAATTGGGTATGGACCGACTCGATTACGGCCATCGATCTGATGGCCGGAGAGATTACGAGCCTGCGAGACTGCGCCAAGAACCTGATGAACCGACCCGAGGATTGGCAGAAAGCAGAGCACTGTATTTGCGCCAATCGCGGTGCGGATCTTATGACCGGGGTGTGCGATTGCGTATCCCCTACGTTTAAGCATTGCGAATGCCACGACCCGTCCCCACCTGTGGACAATCGGCCTGCGAAATCAAGCGGATACCCAGACTATTCAGCCATCGACCCAGAACCAGAAGCCACTTGCGCTAACCCTAAATCTCTCTACGATATCCCGCCTGGGTGTATCTGCTTGGGAGACGGGTTGATGGGGATGAAATGCACTGCTACTAAACACGCTCGGCTTCGGGAATTTGGTACCGATGGGAGAGAGATGCCAGCAGATGCCTGCCACGTCAAGAACGCCGACACGCGATTACAGGCTGAAACTTCGCTGTCACATATCTTTGGAGAGATTGCGCGTCGGCGCGAATCTCAGGATTTCAAGTGGGGAGGTCCAGCGCATGACGATACGCATAAACTGCCCGAGTGGGTTGCGTTCGCGCACACATACCTCTGTCGCGCCCAGGTAGCCGGCTGGAATACTCGTCTCACCGGAGATTACGACGCATCGCTTGATTTCGAGAAGCAAATGATCCACGTTGCCGCGTTGGCTGTGGCCGCAATCCAGAGCAGCCGAAGGAAACGCAATGCGTGAGCCAATACCCACATGGGCGACTCATCCCAAATCTCGGCTGCGATTGCTTCGCACTATTCACGGAGATTGGCCGATTGGGCATCGCAATGTCGCGTCTGCTGGCATCTATAGTGCCGACGAGATCTATCTCAATCCACATGGGGCAGTGGCAGTGCTTGGGGTTGGCGGATGGTTAGGCGTCAAGCCGGATGAGATGGAGTGGTTGGACGAAATGCCATCGTGTCAACCGGAGCCTGACATTCATGGATAACGAATTAGTCATCAACGAGTTACGTGACTTCGCGGCGTGGATTCGGCGTGAACATCGAACCCGCCCAACGATACTGAAGGCGCTCGACGCTCGCGTTTCGTACCTTCAGGGGGTGGCAACACAGACAGTGGACATATCCGGGGCTAGCGCCACAATGCAGGCTGGTGGAATGCCGCGCCGGGGTCAAGACCTGCCCGATGTCACCCTGGTTAGATCGGCGTCTGACATGTCGAGCGCCGCACTCGATTCTGGAGCAGCGGCGGAGTTGCGTTGGCCATGTGGCGGGTGGCGCGGATACCCCACACCGGAGTCCGAATGAGAGGTACCGTGTGGGCGTGCCAAACCGCCTTGGAATGAAGGACTGGATTGTGTTGGAAACATTAGCAGAATCGTAATAGATCGCATCCAGCGATCAGGAGAGAAAATGAGCAACCACACCCACCGAACAGCACACCCCGAGGCCAGTAAGGACTATGGCTGGACCACCTGCGTCACCCCAGAGCAATGCGCCGCACACCCCGAGCGTCAACGCGCGCATGGCAATATCATCCGTACCGACATCTGCTCTTGTGGTGCTACACGGCAGACCGAGATCAATGGTGGTCGCAAAAACTACGGCCCGTGGCAAGCTTGATCTTCGCCGTGTGCCTCCGCCGCGTGCCCTGTGGCAAACCGAAACTGCAATTAGACTCCCGCATCCAGCGGGAAGGAGAAAAAAATGGAAACGATTACGACCGAAGCGCCGCAAGTGTTCAGTATGAACACAATACGGCAGTTCTGCGAAGCCCGCGACACTGGCCGCATGGTGGAAGTTGACGAGGAACTCTGGTACTACTTCCTTGAAGTGTTGCCGCCTGTCCACATGGGATATCGCGCCACGGTTCGCAACGCAGCCGGAGACGGAGATATCACGATTCAGGCGTCCTTCGGATTCGCGGAAGGATGGGAGCCTGTTACGGCTTTCTGGCACGGTCACGGATTGGAGTGCGGGCGGTTCTTTTGCCAGCGCACCAAGGAGATGAACCGATGCTGATTCGGCCTGAAAGGAAAATCGGGCGATGACACTCGAAGAGGCCAAGTACGTCCTCGATCAGTTCGACGAGGAGTGCTCCGCGATGATGAGGTGGTCCGTTAACCCAGTCATCCCTCGAATCATCGCGAACAGGATGCGGCAAAGGATTTCAGACGCCTTGGAGGTGAAGGTTCTGGAGGAAGAGATCGCATCGAGTTTTGTAGAGGTGTCTCGCCCACGTTAGGGCCTCCGCATCTCGCAAGCGCCGCGAGGTTGGACGCCTCGCCACGGCAGGGTGCGTTAAGCCCTGCCTTTTCCCCTCCCGTGGCATTCCGGCTCTATTCAATTCCAGCGCGTTCGTCATCAAGGTGTTTCTTCCACGCCAGGATAGCGGTTTTTGCCTTGATGAAGCAGTCTTCGAACAGTCTGGTTTCGGGGTTTATGCCTTCGCGCCTGCAACGTGCCGTTTCTGCTCGGCAATGTTCGGCGCATGCCTTCATCCACTGGATAATCACATTCGGCGATGCCTCGATAAACTTTGCATGGGCGTCCACCGCCGCCTGGTTGGGAAGAGAGGCAAAGTACTTCAGCACGGATGCGCACGTCGCCATGCGAAAAGCCCATTTGCATGGAGATAGGCGTGAATGCGGATTAGCCACGTCCTCGGCCACGTTCCTAACGCGATTGCGCCAACGAAATTTGTTCTGCTTGAAGGTGTAGCTCTCCGCCGGGCTTACTTTCGCAGTGATTGTTTTTTCAAACGCGCGTAGTGTCCCTAATGGCTTCATGCCCCGGCCCTCAACATCCGAAACGCCGCGAACCGCTTTTCCAGCGGCACAGTCGAATCCGAAACTGGCCCGTTCGCCAGCGCCGCGCGGATAATGGCCCGCTTCTCGGCGCGGATGTTCGCCAAGTAAACCTCGCGGGCGTGCGTCGCCGACGCTTGCCGGTTCTTCCGGGTGGTCTCTTTCCGCTCTGCCCTCATCCGCGCTCGGCATTCCCTCGCGTGCGCTGCCCTTGCCACCGCCCTGGCGCGTAGCTCGGCTGCAAGGCCGGTCAGGTAGGCTGGGGGTGCCTTGGGTGCCACCTGGCGGCGCGGCGCGTCCTGGGGCTTCCTACGCAGCAAAGCGTCAAGCTCGGCCATGCGGTTGTCGGGTGGCGGCGGGGGTGTCATCGGGACGGGCAATTGCGTTTCCTCGTCCCAAAGTCCATGCAGTCTCCCGGCCCAGCTTTTGTATCTGGCGGCTCATGCAGGCTCTTATCGTGACACAGGCAGCGGCAATCCTTTGAGTCGCAGTAACCGTGTTCGCATTTGCGCTCGTCTGGCGTTACATCGGTGCCTTTCATGCCTGTTTCTCCATTTCCTCGCACTCGGGCAGTTCATCCCCGAGTTCAAATCTGCGTTTTCCGTTGATGATGGCAAAACGGAGGTATCGGATCTCCGCGTCTTTGTCTACAAGGGCTACCCTCCGGGGCGCCGGGCGAATAACGCGCACGCTTCTGCCATCCACATAAAGCAGCCCGTGGTCAGGTGCGTTTCGATCCACCAACTCCACAGGCAGGATGCCAATCTCGCACATGAAAAAGCGGAAGTCTCCCATGCGCCCAGAATCTTTCAGGACGTACCCGTTCTCAACCGCGAACTCTGCGTCCATGCGATCCACTGAATGCCGAACACCTATACCCTCCAGGTCTTCGGAGTGCTGGTAGTATTGATACTTCCTCTTGTCCGCGTAGAAGTCTGATCGAGAAGTTTTGCATTCCACGACCGTGCTGCCGTACCATCCATAGCGGCTTGACCAGCCGATGGCGTCCGGGATCTCAGCACACGAGGCGATGCCAGAGAACACTGGATCGCATCTGCGAGTGCCGGACAACCACCGCCGGGCACGCTCGCAAAGATGCTCATGAGATAGGCTCATAACCGGCCTTCCAATTCAGCTATGCGCCGTTCCAGCATGGGCCCCCCCGCGGCTTGGATCGCCGGCGGATCATGCGCGCTCCTTCACAAAATCGCTCGACATACCCCGGTAAGACTTGCGCCCGGTGCTGATTTTTCGCTGGACGCCTTTTGTCCCGGATGGCGCCGCGGCCCCTGTGAAGGCGTATTGGATGCCTCGGGCGCATTGCGCGCCCCATCGCTTCTCCGGCTGCGGACCGTCAGGCCCCCAATACGATTCGTCGAATGGCCGGCCGTTTTCGTAGATCATGCGCGCCTCCCTTGAAGTTCCAGCGCCTCAGCCCGGCGCCGCTCCGCAATTCCGGCCGCCCGGTGGTCTATTGCCGCCTGCGCACCGCGCCGCGTCATTTGTTCCGCCGCCGGCCACTTCCGTTTCCACCGGTCGCGGTGTCCCTCCAGCAGATACCGCGGCGATGCCAGAATCACACCGCGCGCAACCTCAGAGCTTGCCAGGTAGCGGTCAAGCTCGGAGAACACCGCCGCCTCGTTGTCCACCGTTACGTGTGACACCCACAAGTGCCCGGTGCCGTCGATATCTGTGATGCGTGGGTACTTCTCGCAGAATTCATCGAACCTCTGCGAGACTTGCCCGACATCGGCGGCGCGGGGCGGTCTGGAGTGGTTCGGTTTCGGCGCACACACAAGCGGTTCTGTGTGTGTCTGTTCTTTTCTATTCAATTCCATTCCATTCTGTTCTATTCGTTCGGCAGATTCCGCCACTGCGTTGGGAGAATCCGCCACTACGTCGGCAGATTCTACCACTTTCTCTAACCAGCCTATTTCCAACAGCCTGGGGATCACCTCAGAAAAGATCGCTGGCGGGAGTCGGGAGATTCTGCCAAGGGATCGGCAGATTCCGCCGATGTCGCTGGGGATTCCGCCAGGGAGTTCGCCGCGGCGCTCGCGTGGCATTTGACGGCTGGCGGCCTCCACAATGGCGTACCACGCGCCGAGATGTGCTGCGCCGTTCGGGTGATCCACCAGCGCCGTGTATCCTTCCCCGTCGGTCTTGTTGGGAACGGGAACCCAGTAGAGCCTTACCAGTTTTAGGCTGGATGCGTTCTCAAAATGGTCTTTCCAGTCGCGGATTTTCAGTACCATAACCCTCCCTTAAAGGGCGCCGGGTGGCGGGTGTTAAGGGCACCCGCCGCGGTCCCGGCTTTCCATGTCGAGCACCGGACCCGACACCTCCATTATCCCCCCGTCCGCGGCGGGATGCAAGCGAAATCATGGCCGGTATACCCTCGCCACCCTCAGTCTTGGCCGGCGTTCGGGTCATAGTACGGATCATCCTCTGGCGCCCAGATGTGCTCTCGGCACGATGGCCAGTATTTCATCGATTTTCTGCTCTTGATTCATGTTTCCCTCACCGCACCTTCCGTAGCGCATTCCGGCTGATTACAGCCAGGTATCCATCGGAAAACTCCACGAGCGCACTATTCATTCCGGCTTTCTTGCCTGGGGGCGGCGCGATAATCCGGCACTTCTCACCCTTTCGATTCATCGCGCCAGGCATGTTTCCGCGCGGACCCCAGGAGTACAGATATTCAGTCACGGTTTGTATACCCTCGCCACCCAACGGGCAAGGTCCACCGCCAGCGGGCGTCGGGTGTCAGCGGTCATACCCCGCACATCCCTTGGCACTCCATTATTCCCCCGGCGAAGACCAGCAGCATGGCAGCGGCGGCCATCACTTCACTCCCGATTCGTCATCATGACGTAAACCAATCCTCTCAGCAAGGCGGGATAGCATTAGGCCACTGCCTTTGTCGTATCCGGGTTTAATAATTAAAGCCACCTCTGCCACGGTGAACAAAGACGCACTCTGCCGTAGCAGTCGTGGACGCCAGTATTCCGTGAGTTCCCAACTCTTTTTGTGTGCCTCCGAGTTACCTGGAGGACAATCGAAGTTCCGGCAATAGTACTGCCCATTTGAGTCACTGCGATACATCTCCACATGGCAAATTGAACAAGTCATTTCGGTTCCTTCACCCCCAGGGCCGCCCTCAACTGCCCAACCGCATCCAGCGCCGTGGCGATGCGGATAACCTCGGTCTGGGCCTCTTCGGGGCTGCGAATGACACTCACCTGGCCGGCCCAGGTAGCGTGCCACTCGGTCTGTAGCGCGTTCAGCTTGTCGTGGCCTTCGCCCACGGTCTTGCATTCAATGAGGACGTTGACGCCCTTGTATCCGGCCAGGATGTCCGGGCACCCCTGGCCCACCGGGGCGAGACTTTGCACGCTCGCCCCGATTGCCCGCAGCGCGGCAACGATGGCCGGCTGGCTCTTGTCAATGTGTGCCGCGCGCCGCATGACTACCCCACCAGTCCTTTTTTCAGGCGGCGCACTTCGGCGCGCAGCGCTTTTACTTCAGCAGTGAGCAATGGCAAGCGATTGACGGCCCGCACGATAAGCTCGGCATTCGCCTTGACCGCCTCCTCGCTGTTAACCGTCGCGCCACGGCCACCCATGTGAACGATAGCGATGCAATTGCCGCTCCGCGGACCGAAGCCGACATGGATGGTCCACTCATGACGCTCTTCGGCCCAGCTACCACGCTCGATCTTTCGGTGCTGACCCATGCACCATGGTGTTTCCGTTGGTTTCGTGCTCTGGACCTGCATTACGCCTCCGGTACGATCTTCGTCTGATTGCGGCTTCCCACGGGCCTCCCGCGCTTCTTTCCCGCGTCCTTCGGCTTGCGGACCCGCTTCGCCCCGAGCGCCACCAACTCGGCTTTCGCCTGCTCGATGGTGAGCTTCAGTTCCTCGATACGGTCCTGAATTGCTTTGTTGGCCTCTTCCTTCGCGGCCAGCAGTTCTGATGCTTGCATTGTTCCCCTTTCTCTCTCGTTGGCTTACTGCTTCCACGCGCACCACGCGGAGGTGAGAGCTTGCGCGCTGCCCGGCATCCCAAGAGCCGGGCGTCGTGTTGGATCACTTCTCCGGTTTGGTGACCACCTCCTTTGCTTTGTGGTGCGACCGCTTCGCTGGCGTTTCGACAATCCGCGTATCTGCCACCTTTGTGGTCTGAGTGTATGAAACTTCGAACCGCGTAGCGCCGCACGCTCTCATTGAGTCGCGCACTTCAATAACTCGGTTCCGAGCATTGCCACCGGCGGCCCACATGCTGTCAATCCAGCGTTCATTGCAATTGTCCGCGAATCGGCCGGAAATAAACACCACCCACAGCTTCATTTATGCAATCTCCTTTGACCGCAGCGGCGGCCCGTAGGTCTTCACTTCACAACCAAGCACCGACCGCGCGATTCCAGGTGCGCGCCCGGTACTCCCATCATTCCCGTACCGCCGCAAGTTTGGCAGGCATCGGACGGCGCCGGGAGCGCCCCGCACTCCGGGCACGGCTTGCCCAGGGACTCACGGATGGCCGCATTGCTTGGCTGGCGGTCCAACTTCGTCGCTGGGTCCGTGATAGCGAGCATCTGGATTTTCCGCCACACCGCCGGCCCCACTGTGCCCGACCACACGCAGACCTCATCCGGCAGCATTTCCGGTTGGTCAACCACCAGCGGTTGCAATCCGCCATTGCCGCGCACGGATAACGAGCCGGTCTTGCCCTCCACGCGCTTCTTCTCTGCAGCGTCCAGGGCCGCGATGCAGATTCCCTTCAGCCGCGCTTCGCGGTCCTCCCAGAGCCGCACACGGGCCTCCATTGCCGCGCGCTCCGTCCTGGCCGCATCCGCCATCAACCGGCAGTGAAGCAGGTACGACCGCACGTTGTCCACCTTCGTGATTTCCTGGCGGATGTAATCGGCCAAAGCTGTGTCGATAGCGCGCAACTGGTCGGCACGTTCCTCTTCGCAGATGTTCGGATCGGCCGCCGTGTCTTCGCGCGCGCCCACGAGCTGCACGAGGGAATCTTCGATGGTCCAAAGGGTCAGTGATTTTTCAGCCATCAGTTTTTCGGCGAAACGTCCGCCGCCTCCCACAAGTCAAGGATGCAATTCTGGAGATCCTTCGGGCCAGGCTGATTCTTACCGCTAAACCTTGCGGCGAATTTATCCGCCACGGTATCATACTTCCGCCGGCCATCGTTGCCCTGTTCATCTTCCAGCTTATGCATGAGCATTTCACACACCTCGGCAAAGTGAGCCGGTTCTTTCAGCATCCGCTCGAAAACCTTGGTAAGTTCGGGCGGGATGAACCGTTCCGCTGGCTGCTTTGGTGCACTAATCAGCGGCGTTTTACCGGCGATCTTGGATTCCGCCACGGCTTGAGCACATTCCTTCGTTCCCGACGTGATCTGCCCTTGCGGGTCCACTGTGACGTGGACGGCCCCCTGAACGGAATCGAGTTCCGATTCGTCTAGGAACGCCAACCCGCAGATGCTCAACGTGACGCGCCGCTTGGCTTTCGTTTCCGCTTTCATCATGGCGTTGGATCTGGCCTCTCCTTTCAGCCCGTCGATGGGGACCGCCCCCAGGCTTTCATCCTGTCGGTTCTGTGGCGTCTGCGCCCGCGCCGTCACGATGTAGCAGCCTTCCACCACTTCCCGCGCCGGGATGGTGATGCTGATATTGTTGATGCGCCGAAGCTGGTCCGTGCAGTCCCGTTTCGCGTACAGCACCAGCTTGCCATTGAGATTCAGGTACGCGAACGGCTGGGTAAGCGGGTTCAGCCCGAGCGATTCGCAGACGGCCTGGTAGTATTGCACCCTGTCTGCCGGCCGCATGGCCGCGAGGTTGCCGCCAACCAGAACGGCCTCCATGGCCTCTGCGCTGATTGTCCGCGCTACCGCCTGGGGGTCAGGTGTCACTGGGCCTCCTCGAATTCCTTGCCCGCTTCAAGCAGCGAATCGGGGCAGTCGTACACCGCCGGGGATACGAGGCGGCAAATGGTCTTGCGCGGGATGTCGTACTCCAGCTTGATGGCGCCGAACCATCGCACAACGTGGTACATCGGATAACTGGACGTTTCCGGGTCCACTGCCTTCTCTATCTTGCCGCCCTTTGCCAGTAATGCGGCGGCTGCTAGAAACGACTCCCGGCTGTAAAAGGAATTGTAGGCCAGCACGCGCGGTATTTCGATATCTGTCCGCTCTTCCAGAAAGTCTGCCAGATCGTGCAGGCTTTCGACCAGCAAGTCGCGCTTCTTGGCAGCATCCTCAACCTTTTCACGCGCCGCGCGCTCGGCGGCGCTTTCCTCCGGAGCGTCCGGTTGATTCCACGGCGCATCCGGCGTGTTCAGTACCATGTGATTCTCGATATTGTCGTTTGTTCTCATGATTGCTCCTTTCACGTTTGCGGCCCCGCGCCTCTCCGCCTGTCGCCTTCCAGCAAGGGCAGGTTTGCGCCAGGAGCCGCGCTACCCCAACGCCAGCCAGCGGCCGATCAGCACGACGGCGATCACCACCGCCTGAATGGCCGCAATCGTCGTCGAAGCTATCGCCAGCCGGCGCCATCGGCGAGTCTCCAAGTACGGCGTGTAGCCCGTGTCCAACATCTTGCGGTTCCACGCCCGCCGCAGGGCGGATTCAACATCAATTTGGCTCACGAAAGATATCTCCTGATGATGACCGCTTGTGCAGCCCAGGCGGCATCGGAGGCAGCCATGGAGGCAGCCATGGCGGCAGCCCAGGCGGCATCGGAGGCATCCATGGCGGCAGCCCTGGAGGCAGCCCAGGCGGCATCGTAGGCAGCCATGGCGGCAGCCCTGGCGGCAGCCCAGGAGGCAGCTCTGGCGGCATCCCAGGCGGCAGCCTCGGAGGCAGCCATGGCGGCAGCCCAGGAGGCAACCCTGGCGGCATCCCTGGCGGCAGCCGTAATCTCTCCAGTTGCAAATTTCCGCGCGGCTTCGATAGCTGCGCGCGGGCGAGAATCATTCGGGTATTGGGACTCGAACACTGGCAACACCGCCTCGGCAAAATCGGCCGCCATCAATCGCGCCACTTGATCGCAGTTCTCCGCCGTGGCGCACAAAGCCCATAGACAATCTTCGGTCCCGTTGTGCTCCAAGATAGTCAACAGGTTTATCGGCGCGTCGTGGTCAAATGACGGGCCGAGCGCACGCAACAGGTGCGCGTATCGTGATACGCAGGCATCAGCGGAACGAAGACGATTTAGCGTCGTGGTAAGGGTCACTTTGTTGATTTGTTCTTCCATTTGGCTCACGATAAATACCTCCTGATGATGACCGCTTGTGCAGCCCAGG